GCTGTAAAGTGAACTATTGATAGAAGGTTGGCTTCCGTCAGTAGTATAATAAATTGAAGCACCAGCAGTTGCTGAACTTAAACTAACAGTTTGTGAAGATCCATAAGTACCAGCATTTGGAGAAAATGTAGGAAGAGCAGCCGCTTGACTAACAACCGTTGGAATTACAGTAACTTTGTTGCTAGAGACTGAAGAGGTCGCAGCAGCTACATCCAAAGCAATTGCGGCCTGGGTTTTAGTGGCAATCGCAGCAGCCGAGTCAGAACTGAGGATGGTAGCTTCGATACCGGTAAAACCGATAGGAGCTGGATTAACGTTAGTTCCGCCCGATACATTGTACCAAATATCGTACTGATTTGTATTACCAGCGGTAAATAGAGTGAAATATGCTCCGGCTCCAAAACTAGGGAAAGCGCTTCCGGCTGGCATTGAGAGAGAAATAACAGGTTGTTGTGCAGGTCCTTGAGTAACAGTGCTAGCACTGAAACCAGATGGCATAGAGATATTTTGAGGACCAGTATTAGGAATGGGCACTCCGATACCTACACCACCAGCCAAATTAGATAAAACGTCTGCTAAAGATGCGATAGGTAATTCGAAACCGTCTGTAACGAATTCGATGTCACGAGCACTCAAGGCATAATTTCCTAAGATACAGTTTTGAAAATTTTGTGCAACTTGATTTTCCCCAAAACAACTCTCAAGTCGGGTAAAAGAGGACGGTGAAAGTAGGGCTTGAGTTTGGATTGCGTTAATAAGCTCGGCACCAGCAGTATTGTCGCCCATGCCCGAGATTAGAAAGGGAAGAGATGAAGATTGTAACATGGTTTTTTCTCCTTAAATTTTAGTCATATACTCTTACAGACTTACCTAAAAGATTGGATTACTATCGGTCATATGGTATAAACCGTTGATTTTATTCAGTTATAGATAAAATCACTCCCCATATTTACCAAAATACCGTATAGCACTTCTTAATAGTTTCTTGCTGTCCAATTTACCTATGGCCGTATTACACTTTGTACAGAGTAATCCTCTTATTTTACCGGTTTTATGGTTGTGATCTACGCCGAACTTATATTTAAAATCTTTAGGGATTTTCTTGCAAATAGCACATTTGTTTTTCTGTTCTCGTAACATATTTTCGTAATCGTCTATTGTGATACCGTACTTCTTTTTTAAATTTCTACTTCTATACCATTGGGATGATTTCTCATGATGATCTTTCCTCCACTGAATAGCATGCGCGTTCTTACACTTCTTACAAATTGAACGAGGACAAGTCTTCTTGTTTGGTCCAAAAGTTCTTGTATTGAATAAGTCTAATGATTTCCATTCTTTACATTTAATGCACTGTTTCATTTTCTTCTACTTCTTTTGGTACCAGGCATTGTTCTAAAGGAATAAGGGGAATCATGACCATGGTTTGCAGCTTTTATCTCATCACTGATAGGTCTAGGTTCTTTTGGTGGAGTACCCAGTACGCCGCTAATGAACATATATATACTTTGGAAGAGTGTATATGGATCTTTTTGTGTTTGATAACTAAGCAATTTAAGGTTAGGATTCAAGGTAATTGCCTTATCTTCCTTGTCTGGACGTTCGCATAGGATCACCGGACAGTTGTAAATTTCGTGTAATCTTGTGAGTCCAGAAAATGCCTTGTCATTAAAGAAATGTTCGATTCCTTTTGGATTGCCAACATAGTGAGTTCGCCAGAAGCTCCAGTAACTAGAAAAGGGAATTCCTTTGGCTAGAGCGAAATCAACCGCTTTATGGGCAGAGTAAAAATTGAACTTGCCATGGAGATAATGGTCGAATTGGACAAAAGGAATTGCTTCCCCACAAATCAAAAGTATTCCGCCTTTAGTCCACCAAGAATCGTGGTGTCTGTTTGGTGGGAGTTTTTCTATAAGATCATGGAGTGGGGTTTGTCTGGTCTTATTAGGCTTAAGAATCTTAGATGTTTTTCGGTTATAGACCACGGTCTTGTCTATACCAAGTCCCATGGCAGAATCGTAATAATCATGAAAGTTAGAAGCAATTAACATTTAGACTTACCGAAATTAATCCTACTGTATTGTTTAAGAACTCTACCCTTCTTAATCATATCTAAATTGTCAACATAAAGCATTCCCTGAAGATGCTGAACCTCGTGTTGGGCGCACTGAGACACAACGCCTTCTGGCAATGTTTCCATATGCAGAGTACCATTTTTATCATTATAGGCTATGGCAACCTGATTATATCTAAGAATTTCATGTCCAACATTTGGTAAGCTTAGACATCCTTCTTGCATCTTAATCGGTTCGCCTAAACGACGAGTGATCACACAATTGAGATAAGCTCTAGGCGCAAACCCTTTGTCTGGATACATAATAAACAGATTCATGTCCAGACCAACCTGATTGGCTGCCAAACCATAACCCTTCTTTTCTTCCATTATCTTAATCATTTGATCAATGGTTTCATCCCAGATACCAAATTGGTCAACATCTTTGGCTTTCTTATGAAGAATGGGGCTTGGATATGTGACTAATTTCATAGTATACCTTTATGAATTGCGGTAGGCGACGGAATCGAACCGTACTTATACCTGCCTTAGCGAAGGTGGAATCGAACCACCGTGAGGAGTTACCCCAGACCAACTCACCTACCGCAAACTTTAATTATCCTTTTAGTTTAGCTTCAAGAATTGCAATTTGTTCTTTTACGTATTGAACTTTATTGTTAAGGCCGGAATCCGTGGTGTCTGTGTTCTTGGATCCACTTAGTTGTTTCTTGAGGTTCTCAAGAGCTACGGTACGTTTTTTCTTTACATTGCCTGGAAAATTAGTTGGGTTCATATTGATCCTTCTTTCTTTTAATAGTATATCATTATACTTTGGTAAAGTCAATTTTATTTTTAATAACTCTTCGGTACATTCCAGTACATCCAACAGCGCCCCTATCTTCTGGATCAATCATAAGACCCCTAGATGCAAGGACTTTTTCTGCTTCCTTGATATGTTCTTGATACTGTGAACCGGTTTGGCGATGAATGTCCATGCCTCCGTTTGTATACACCAAGAGTTTTACCTGGAAAATAGTTCCGTTCCACCCATCGTCTGGTCCTTCAAATATGGCTTCCTGAGTACCACCTACATCCTTACAAACTTCAAATAGCGGTAATCGTTCCATACTATTCACCTAAAATAGCTTTCTTCAAATTTTTCATTTGATATTCATGACAGGACTTGTTTTTCCAGTTATCGGTACAATAAGAATCTACATAATTAACCATACAATATGCTCTGGCGGAATCGCTATCTGGCATACCCTCACATTTGTTCTCTGCCATCTCAACAATCTCTTTCATGGTAGGATCTTTAAGTCCAAAATAAAAGCATAGGGCCGCAACCGGTAATAGGATAAAACAAAGGGTGATCTTAAATTGAGTATGTTCCATATTATTGAAGAGATGCGAAGAAATCCTCACATTTAGATCCTGTGCGTGGATTCTTAAGTTTGCGTTTCAGGGGTTTTTTAGACTTACCTTTTTTAATAAGTTTTCTACATTGCTTTGGATGCATGTGATGTCTTTCTTCTGGCCAATCAGTTGGCTTGCAAATTAATCGATCCCATTTATCATATCCAACAACGGTAGCTTTGTCGCCATCCCAAAAAGTAGAATTTCCGTCTCCACACCCGTACATCTTAATTTTTGTACCTATCTTAAATTTTTCCATATTAATCATCATCTTCCCAACCACAACCCTTTTTCGGTCTTGTGGTATCAATATCAATACCTTTCTTGGTACGATCTTGGGCAAACCACTCTTTATCAAACTGAGCGTCTTTTGCTTCAACTAAACCATCGATTGGATCTGGTTTGAATTCTATGCCTAATTTCTGTGCAAATTTAATGGCGTCATTATAAGTACTCACAGCGTATGTAGCTCTACCATGTGCGTACCTACGCGCCATCCATTGGATTTCTTTGATTATGAACTCTCTTTGTGTACATCCGTGACAAGGCTCTTGTTTCTTTTCTTTTTTCATATTAATCGGCCTGAACTACTTTTATGGTTTCTACATCACATATTGGGACGTAGGTATCTGTTTCATTATGAAAATATCGGGAAGCCTTAAAAGACTGTTCGATCTTTGTCTCGGCCAATTCTTTAGACGTGTGCGTAAGATAAGTCCAATGGAAAAAATGTTCAATATCGTAGTTAGGCTTAAAAAATTTAGACTCATAAGCCGTACCGTTCTTAGCGGTTACCACAATTTTAAATGGTGGCTTCTGTAATTCTTTATAAAGCCATTCTTTGGCGTCGGATTCAACTTTGGCGCGTTCTTTTTTTTTAGACTTACAATCTAACCAAATAGATAGTGGGATACATGCAAGGAACATACAGATAAAAAATAAACCAATCATTTTGCGTAAATCTCCTTAAAAGTTTCTTTGTCCAAATCGCCCTCTTCAACCCGCGTAATAGCACAAATTAAGGTAAGAATCGCAATTGCATGCTTGGGCTCGAACATTCCGCTTAATGTGCGAATTGTACGAATTGCAGTCTGATGACCATCGATATATTCATCTAAAAGAGATTTGATTGTCATTTTAAAACCTACTCTTTACTAATACGCCATCGGCAAAAATAAAATCTGACAATTCATAGGCTTGTATTGGAATTCCTTTTTTGGGAAACCGCTCAAAATGTTTTTTCTGAACAAAAAAACTTAACCGTTCTGGTTTTTGGCTTCCTTTTGGAAGAAATGTAAGGTACAGATTGTCTGGTACTTTTCGTGATACTAAAATATATTCATTCATTTGAAGCGAGAACCCTTTTTCTTCGGCTTCCTTCTTAGAAAGAGTCCCTGCACGTTCGCCCTCTTTGGCCTTACGGACATAATCAAGATCACGGTAGTAGGTAAATATCCCTTTTGGTTTAACGATCTTGTAGACCAACTTTGTTTCTTGGTCTTGAGCATAAATATCAGTGCCGAGTTCGGCCATAATAACATTTAGTTTTTCGTAAGCTTGCTCTAGCTCTTCTTTAACTCGCTCTACATTTTTTGCAGCTTCGATGAATTGATTTTCTTGTGACATATTTTCTCCTAGTATTTTAATTTAATTACCATTTCAGAATCTGTGTCCTGATTTGTAATACCTACGGTTGCTGTTGAAGAGCCGCTATTGCCCCTTCCAGATCCACCGCCTCCGCCGCATTTAACAGAAACACTAACCCACTTTACTCCTTTTGGTACCACGAAGACACCTTCACCGGTTTTAAGTGGTTTCTTTTTTAAAAAACGGAACAGAGATGCGGTTAATAAGGACCCAATTAATACTCCTAAAATCACTTTACTTCTCCTGTATCTGCGAACCGTAAGAGCTTCTTTGCAATCTGTCTAGCCTGTACGCGGTTAAGGTGCATTCTGTTATTTACATCCTTGTTGTCCATATGAGGTCCGGTATTGCTTAGACCAAGCCAAATACACTCTCTTTCGGCATTACTGCTATGTTGTAAGGTGCAAACTTGGGCATAGTCATCTGCAAATTCTAGGTATCCAAACCCACGACCTGTTGTTTTGAATTTCATGGTTGCTCCAATCTCATTTTGACTGTTTTTGGTTGCTCTTCATCTAATACGATCCTGTATGAGGTCTCACAACCTTCGCAGTAAGTTTGATCTCCATCTACAGAAATCGCTATTCCTACAGGAACTTCATCTAAACAATACGTTCTTAAAAGACAGTCTCCGGCCTTACTTTGGTATTCTAAGGATGAACCGCAATTAGGACAGCTTGCCATTACACTATCAAACATTCCCATATTATGACCCCTGGGAAGTAACTACTTCCATATCGCTGTGTTTTATTTGATATTTTTCCCATGCAGCAACTAGATCGTCTAAAGCGCCCTTCCAATCAACTTGGCCTTTACGTCTAGACTGTTTGTTGACTTCATAGGCCCATACAGCTGTATCGACCGCTTTAAGAAGTTCTATTAATGATTCTGGTGTTGGGTGTTTCACTGTAATTAGTGTACCAAATAAGGTAGGATTAGTCAATAATAAAAATACGTGAATTTTTAAAAAAGATATGATATATTCTTATTAGTACCCTTAATCGGGTATAGTCTTACTGATCATTTTAGTAGCCTAAGACCATGCCTAGCATGGAACGTCGGTGCAAGTCCGGCTCAGTAAGCGTTCAGGTTGCCTGATCAGCGTAAAACCCTTAAAAAAGGTTCCCTGTTTTTAATTTTTCGAGTTCTTTTTCGAGTTCTTCGATACGACTATTTAAATGGAATACTTCTTTTAATAGAAAACCATTTTCTTTTGCAAGAAATACATTGAAATTACCAAAATCAAGTGGGCTCTCGATCTCTGGTTTCTTGGTAAATGGTGCTATTAATACGGCTAATAGTTTCTTCATACTTCCTTTAAAAATGGGTCCAAGGGGCATGACTCGAACATGCGACACCCAGTTTATCATTCTGGTACTCTACCTTTAAGGTTACAATCATTCGGTCTGCGTTTCCCTTAAGACTACTCCGCAAACTTCCTTTTCACCATCTGAGTTACCCTTGGAAAATTGTAACCTACCGGTATGGTGAGTTACTTGCAGTTATGCTGTCTGTGGCAGCACCGCACTTCAATCCACAGAATCCTTCAAGTCTAATATGGTGGACCTGAGAGCATCGAAGCCCTGTCCGTCGATCATTTCAAAATCAATCTACGAGCGTAGGCCGTTTAAAGTCCGGCTCAGACTTAGGACCATCACGATTAAATGACGGGCTCCACCATCTTTGTGTGGCAACCCCAAAGCGGGTATAGAAGCAAGCCAAACTCACCACTTGGATCGGCAGGTGACGCCGTTGTTTCCAGAATTATTTTACACAGTCACTGGATACTGCGACAAACTTCTTATTTCTAAGCTGCTTGTAACTCTTCGTACTCTTCGTACAAAGAATCTTGAGAGTCTAACTCTGCATTTGTTTTTGATCAATTTTTAAGGTAGCCGTTGATCAACTACCGCTCGCATAATAATGTCCTAAACCTCCGTCGAAAACCTTTACAGGCCCAGATTTAAGATTGCCACTGATTTGAGTGGATGTCAATGACTTATTTGATTAAATTTAGGACGCTCAATACAATCGGATCAATAGCCATATTTGATCGAACTTTGATCCTAAATATTTTCCACCCATTTTCTATGGCCCATTGATCTTTTTCGTCTTCGTATTCTTTAACACATTGATATCCGTGACCTAATCCATCGAATTCGATTAGGATTTTAGTATCAAATAAGGCAAGATCGTAAATAAAATTCCCCATTCCGAATTCAAACTCGTGCCGTATTTCCTTTATATCTAAAATATTTTTTATTTCCTGATATTTCCAGGCCTCTCTGAGTTTAAGAGCTTCTTTCGGAGAAATGAGATTGCTTAATGCTTTCTGTTTAAATATTGGATCTACCCTTATTTTTTCTTTCATCGTATCTGACAGCTTTTTACGACTCTCTTCTGTGTGATCTCTAGAATGGCGCACGTAGAGGCAGTTTTTGGCGCTACAAAATTTATTGTCTCTTTCTTTAAACGATAAGGGATTTTTACAGTTTACACAGAATTTAGGATTAGCACAATATATGCGTATTGTTTCAAAAAGCTCTTTTCCTCTACGTTCTTTCATGTATTTGGATATACTACTGTACCCATTTGCGGCTCGTTTGTTGGCCGCTGCTTGTTTTTGATTTTTTGTTTCTTCGGAAAGTAAGGGATTATCTGGATATTTAACAGCGAACTGTTCTAGAGACATATCGTGCATTTTTAAATGAGAATTTGTCAATTGTTTAAAATTTCTACTACAAATGGGACAACTGATCATTTACAAAACTATCCAAGACCCACAAAATACATGTGGCACCGGTTTGAACAGAAAGCGTAATTTGACTCAAAAGAAAAATCAGCTTCTTTCCCTTCTTTACCACATTCTGAACAAGAAACGTTACCATCAAACTCCACGTATACACCCGAACCATTGGAAGGAAACTGTTTTGCTGTAGGATCTACGATAGTACCGTCTGGTTTGGTACACCACCAATGAGGCTGCTCTCCCCAAACATGGCAATAATAATGACCACGAACTAAGGTTAAAGTTGGATCTTGGGCACAAAGTTCTTCGGACATTTCTTTACATTTACCACGATATTGTAAGTAATCTGATTCTTCGCTCATACTAAACTCCCCTTAAATAATTTACCTTGTTTAAATCTACGATTAATTCTGCGCTTACGTCTTTTGTCTGGTCTTGCTACTTTACCAGAATCAAGGCACTTCAAAGAACACCAAACCTCGCCATAACCCCAAGGTAAAGAATGATGGCCCCAAGCCTTTGAATATTTGGGCTTTTTACCGCAGGCCACACATCTATGATACTCTATGAAACTCCCAATATAATTAGGATCGCCAAAAGGAAACCATTTATTTAGGGGTACTGGATATATGCTCATAATATAATTCCCGGCTTAAGTACAAAATATGTTGTCATTTTATTTCCTTTTATTCTCTAGCCAATCACGGAAACGGTTGGCAGCATCTGGACAAAGGCCATTCATTTCTTCATAACAAGAAAACTTTTCTGGAGCCTTTACGTATTTTTCACATACATGGATTGACGCCTGATAGCAACCACTTGCGTAACTCATTTCTGACATCTTCATGCGCCTTGTACGATCTGGATCTGCAGTAGAGCAAGAAGTAATAATTATAAAAAGTAAAAATATCCTAGTCATAATATTGAAAAATCTTAAATTGAGTCTGTTCGTTCTCTATAGAAGTCTCTAGTATTTTTGCATGAGAAATTAAAACAGCACCATTAATATCAACTATAGCGACAGTTCTACCGACAACGTTCATTGCGTTAATAACTTCAGGTAATACAAACCAATCCTTGACTAGGGCTGTTACTGGGCCAATTGACTCACGCGTGTCATGAAAATATATGCCGTACTTATTCATTTCAATTTCCTTGCAAGACCCAAAAGTCTGTCGCGATAATCCACGTCTGTTTCGAGTTGCGTATGTTCAGCCCTGGCAAAATCAGATTGCAGCCACATGCCCAATATGTACCCTAACCAATCAAGTTGGGGTCCGTAGGCGAGTTGAATGGCATATTCCAGAGCGCTCATGTTATTCCTTAGTAAGTTTTATGACTAAACGACGAAGATGCTTGACCTGTTTTTCCAAAGAATCAATACGCTCATCAATAGTTTTTGGTCTAGGATATACTACGGGTTCACATAAAGGCCCAGATAATGCAGGGGTCGATTGACCTTCTCCAGCGCCTCCTGGCAGATAAGTATATCCATTGGATTTACCATACATAAAATCTTTGAAATCGCTTTCAAGCATCATCTTTTTGCCTTGAACATCTGAGCAAAGTACATACGTGTGCTTTCTGTCTTTTAGTCTATAGGCATTATATTTAGGCGGATAACTGGTCAAAGTAAGGCTCGTGTCCGCAACATATTCTTCGTCATCTTTTTCAAAGACTGGATATTTATTAAACATCTTGTTTCTCCTCTGGCCAATACTTATGAGCCACAAAGTCCGCTTGATCAATAGCTCTAGTCGCAAGATAAGACCCAATACTAACTTGGAGTGTTCCTGGACCTTTTAATCTCTGAATAAGTTCAATACTATCTCTAAATTCTTCTACCATAACAGATACGCGATTTAAAAATTCTACGTCCATATAAATAAAGCCGGTACCTGCAGCATAATCAGGTTTATTTGCCATACAAATAATATCGCGTAATTCTTGATAGGTTGACATTAAATTTTCCCTTGGCGCACCATTTCGTAAACATGTACAAGTTCTCGAAGTAAGGGACTAAGTTGTAAATCATCACTGTAATTCAAAAGCATGAGTCTTAGATTTCCTTCTGGAATAGATAAAAATACTTTCTGTTCGTCACACACGTTTGATTCATAAAAATCATGTCCTAAAATACCTTCTTCAGTGTCTAAACTTTTCATGCTTTGTCCTCTTTCAATTTTTCTAGTTGATAAACGCCACCTTCTGTTTGGAAGGTAACGCCTGTGGTGGAACTATCTAAAATAGCAACAACTGGACTAGTACGAATATATGTAGGGTCAGAAAATCCAGGCCTATCTCTAGCGCTATTGTCTACGAGTACCATTACAGCGTAATCGTCTCTTTCAAGTGTAGTAAAGGATCCCTTAACGGACTCTCCAACGCCAACCATTGATGCCCGGAGACTTTTAATCTTGGTAAGTTGATACTTATCTTTTGGGGATAATTGCTTAAATACTTTCACGATCGTCCATTATGGCTTCTGAGCAATATGATTTTGTAATTCATGCATTGTATCTACATATACAGCCGCATATCCGCGAGCCAACATAGACTCAGCCCATTTTTGAATCGCTGCATGGTTCTCTTCTTTTGAAAATTCAAGCACAATGCATTTACCAACAGCTTTACCGTTGGCTTTTTCTACTGTATATTTTTGCTTAAGACCGTCTTGCTTATTCATTTGTCTCCTTAAAGAACCGTATTTTGATATGCTTGGGTTACAGCGCGGCTAAGACGGCTTGTAGTCGTATTATCAGTTTTTTCGTTACCGAATGTGCGGCCTACCGCTTGGGCAACCTGAAGAGCTGTTACTGGAGTTTTGTTGGTAAGCAGGTATCCGCCACCCGGACCACGAACAGAGGTGACAATCCCGGCTGTACGGAGATTGCGCATTACTTGTTCGAGAAAATTGGTTGTTGTTCCAACTTTAACCGCCAAGTCTTGTGTACGAACAGGTTCTGTTCCAAGAGTTTTAAGTGATTCTACTGCTTTGATTCCTAGTTCTAGTTTCTTATTCAATTTCATATTTCTTCCTTCTTTGTTTAGCGAACCTTATTTATGATACTGGTTGGTCGTTTGGTTCAAAACGATCCATTTCATCTTTAATTGTTTGTAGAGCAAATATTAACTGCTCAACAGATTTTTTGTCATGAAAACGTAAATTAAATTTGTTGTGAAATTCAACATCTATCGGTGATTTAACTTCAAGAATCTCAATACAAGGTATTCCGTAATAATCAGGATTTACAGAAATATTAGTCCTAATTTCACTACAGTTAATTGTGTAAGTTGTACTTGTGGATTTAAACATCATATTATTATTTTACACCATTTTTGTCAGGAATACAACAATTATTTATTGTTTGTCCGATTCTTGCATACGACCTAAATCTTGAAGTAGGAGATAGTGATTTGTCTCTAAGGCCCCATCAATTAGGTCCTGTACGGGTTTATCGGACATAAGCCTAATTGCATCCAAGAAATCTACAAGTCTCTTTTCGCGTTCAAAAGTCCTAATAGCTCTATATTCCATACCCTTAATAAGTTCCAATACAGCATCATCTGAAAAATTTTTACCGCGAATATTCATTTTGTGTCCTTTTCCTTATTCCATACTAACTTTAGGCTTTCTACTGGAAGCCTCGTTCCTTGTTTAAGGCCTGTTTCTTTCGCATCTTTCGCCAATTCACTTAGACATTGTTGGATAGTCTTCCTTGGTCCCAGAATATAAATAAAGAAAGTCTTTATGCGACTAAATAGAGTCTTCATTAGGCCTTTTTCTTGGGTAATGAATAGCGATATGGATCTCCGCTCTTACCACTACCGGTTCTAGATATCTTATTGTTTTTTACGAGTTTTTTAAGAAGAGGAAGAAATCGATCTCGCCTAACTTGACTTGCTTTTTGGAATCTATACGCTGTAAGACCCGAAGGAACCCATTTAAGGATCTCAAGCATTGATTTGGCATTTTCAGTAGCTATTTTTTTCTTGGTCTTCTTCTTTTTAGACTTACCCCATTTAAAGCCTTTTTGGGGATACGCAAGAAGGCTGCCATCTGATCCAATTTCAAGGCGAGGTGTTACATTAGGAAATTCATATATAAGGTCGCCCATACCGCCGCATCCATACCCACCTCTAGGATCTCCGGGGTGTGTACTATTAGAGGAGTCGGTATTTGAATTTCCAGCAACTCCTACAGAATCTGGGCCACTAATTGAATCTCCAGATCCTCCGTTACCAACGGAATAGCAATATGGCTTTTCGGGAATATCTAGGCATTCCGTAATAATAAGACCGTGTTGTGGCGATATATATCTAGGTTTAGGCCTAAAAAAACCAAGTAAACTATCAACTAACTTCAATAAACTTTTCATTCGTATTCCCTTTCAAAGAAATCATTAGAGCTTTTTACTAAATCTATCCATTTTCATTTCTTTCCACAGGGCAAGAAAATCGCGTCTCGCTTTGGCTCGATACGCTCTCCACATTCTCTGCTTCATGTGGGCGGAAGGAAGGGTAAGAGCGTTAGAGGGCAAAAGGGAAGTCCTCACCAGGCGGAAGCCGATGTAGAAGTAGCGAAGGCCAGCGTCGCCGTTGCTGCGCTGGGCGGAACGCAAGAACAGCGGATCGCCGTACCAACTGCCCCCGCGAAGCACGCGGTACGAACTATCCTTGAACCATAAATCTTGGCACCATTCCCAAACATTTCCATGCATATCGTAAAGGCCGAATTTATTAGGCTTCTTTAAGCCTACCGAATGGACTTTATTGCCTGAATTTGTGTAGAACCATGCATAATCTTCTAATTCTTTTTCGTCATTGCCGAAGCAGAAATCGGTTGTACTGCCTGCTCTGCAGGCATATTCCCATTCTTCTTCAGTAGGGAGTCGGTAGGTATATTTTCCTTTTTTGGAGTTCACTTTACTTAGGAATTCCTGAACATCGTTCCAGGAGACTTGTTCGACTGGATTTTTATTGCCTTTAAAGTAAGATGGATTATTTCCCATTACTTTTTGCCATTCAACTTGGGTGCATTGATAGACAGACATTTCAAAATCTTTACCGGGTATTTTAACGAATTTCATATAATAGAAGTTCCTTATTTATCGAATTTATTTTTGCAATAATTCTTAAGGCTATCTTCATCTACGGCCTTAATGTCTAGATCCTTATAAAGCTCTCGAAAGATCTGGCGACACGCTTCGCGTTTACCATCTAACCTTAACTGTTGGGCGCACAACACATTAACTCCCAAGAACATGGCCGCCGTCAAAACTAATATAACGATCCTCATATTTAATTCTCCTTTGTACAGTATATAACAAATTAGGATTTATGTCAAGTATTTTTATTTGATAGTTTTAGTCTTTTTTTGTATCAAAAAATACTTGCTTTTATCATACAAATAGAGTATACTTTAAGAGTATGGTAAAAAGAGTTTTAAAGTCATTCGGTGTTACTTGTCTATTATTTTCGGGTGCGATTGCGCTTTTTCTTATTGGTATACTATTCCGTATTCTTGGTGAGGTTTTTGGATATCATAATGGAGAATCGATAGCGGCTTTATTTTTAGTGGTATTTATGGTATCGTATTTGTTTGTATGGGGAAATGAACAATGAATCACGAGAAAAAAGAACAACCTAAGTATGAAATTGTTGGTAAGTGCCAAGATGGAGTTACTAGAAACATCTTTAAGGACGACAAAACATATGTTAGAAAATCAATGGCCGAAAGAATGTGTTTGGAGATGCAAGAAATTGTAGATGAAGAGCTTTTTGTACGGGAGGTTATTTGTAACGACCCAAAATTGCTTAACAACGAATTCTTCCTAAAGATCGTTCGTGACTGGAAACATTCCTGGATGAACCAACGACAAAATGATGAAGCAGATTTTCAGAATTATTACAATAGAGCTTTTGGGATTGATTCTAATATGATGCATTCATTGGCTAATAGATTGTCGGATGCAGTTAATGGAGATGACAAATGAGCATTAGAAATTTACAGAGATCAAAAAAATTAAAGAAACTCAAACTTTCCCGTCAACAAATATCGGAACGCGCTTTAGAGATTGCCAAGCAAATGATTGATCACGGCGGATACAAAAATGCCGTTGCTGGTATTGGGCGAATGAAAATTCTAGCTCAAGCCGTAAACGATGGTTATTGGGAAGAAAAAAGATCTATGGGCGAAGAATACGAAGAGTATTATTTACTTCATGGGGATCAAAACGTAAAGAGTAGGGCTGTAGAATGAAGACCTACGAAGAAGAACGTGATGAGGCTGCAGAAGCAGACGATTCTGAAAACATAAATACGACTGCAGCAGCTTTTGTTCGAGGTGCAGACTGGGCTAATGATAGGGCGGCAAAAGAACTCAAAGAATTGGATGATCGACTCAAAGGAATGGCTTTAGAGTCATTTGATTTAAACTTTAAAATTATTGGATTGGAAGAAGAACTGAAGACGGTTCGGGCAGATCGCGACTTACTCGATGAGGGCAATATTGTATTGAATCATAAGTTATTGGCTAGGGACGCAATGATTCAAAAAATTGGCACAGAATTTCAAAAATTAAGAGACACAATTGAATTTGGTCCATTTTTTGGCGATATTGCAACAAATTGTGTGGTAGAAGCCGATCTGGTACTTAAAGAATTAGAAAAATGGAAGAAATCATAATGAAGACCCAAACTTTCTTAACCGTTAATAAGGCTCAACATCACGATATAAGAAAAAAACTTGAATTTGCGTTAGACCAATATGGACTATTGGTATGGAGCGCTGAAGACATAAATAATTGGTATTTTATATTCGAGAGGGGTTAAAATGAAAAAAGAATATGTAATTGATACTGATACCTGTACCGAATCAGAAGAACAACTTCGATTCCTGATGATGGAAAATGAGATTTTCATAAATAACGGCTGGTGGTACAAAGAAGACGGTAAACCGTGGCCCGAAGACCATATCACTATTCATGTAATCTGCAATGATGTTTTTGCCTGGGGATGCTCCGACTCTGAAGACTTGCTTTATGGAGAAATTAAAGACCTATTTGATCACTATATTAAGGATTCTAGATGGGGGACTGCCATTTGGTGTATTAAGAAGAGAAAAATACCTCCTCAGAAGCCGGTATATGACATGATTAAGAATGAAGGGGTTTGGCCTATTGACGAGATCCTAAAATCTTTTGAGGAGAATTGATGGCTACCTGGGGACAGAAAAAGGTTAATTTTGACAAGTATTACCCACACTCAAGTTTATACTACGAGTATAATACAACGTCTGATTCCTATTACCTTAAATTAGATACAGAAAACGACTACGGTATTGGACCAGAGAAGTATTGATGTTTTTTCATCGCGGGCCAAGGACTTTTAATTAGGCTATAAGTCTTATACGGTAATAGGAGATAGATATGAAGCACATAAAGACAGAGACTGAAACGGTTCAGCGTGAAAAGATAATTAAGACAGAGTGTGACTTCTGTGACGCTACGATCAAATATCACGAGGATGAGAACGAAATTAAGGCTCTCTATGATTTTGAGAAATGTGGTTACGATGTGGACGCGGACACTGAGATCAAAATTAGACTAAGTAGTTCATATCCTGAATGTGGCAATTCAAAAGAGATCGAGATGGATATCTGCGCAAAGTGCTTTAAAGAGAAGGTCATGAATCAGGCTAAACAGTATCGTGAAGTCGATGCGGATTGGTGAGATATGGACAAACTTAAAGAAAAAATTACAAGAGCTGCTAAAAAATGTGCTGGACCTGACGAATACGAATCGTGTCAGGATAAGGTGTATCAAACCTTTAGTGGTCTTTACGAAATACGAAGAAGTTGTTTTAGACAGGGTGCAGATTTTGCTACTCCTTTGGCAATGAAAGAGGGCTTTATGGAAGCAATGGACTATTTTGCTCGTAAGGGCGATGGAGCTACTTTATTTGACTTGGCAGAATACGGTAAGAAGATCGGAATTTTAGATGGAAAATAATGCATGCGAGTGTGCTTACACTCCAACAAGACGAGATAAATTAAGACGCTTTTACGGAAGTATTAAGCATTGGGCTTATATGAAATGGCATGGGTTTTATTGGAAGGTGCTGCATTTGACAGGACTAACTAGACCTTATTCGGTAGCGATGTGTAAACTAAACTGGTACAGCAAGTTTATGGACGGGCGGTGTCAATGGTGTGGTAATGATCATAGGAAAGGAAAAGCATGAAAAAGTACTTGGTCATTGCAGATTACGTTCGATCTAAAAACGATGGTGATCGACACTACATTGGTTGTAATAAGTTAATGAACCTTTATGGCGTTCATGCGGAAGAGTGCATTTGTTTAGATAGCGGTGATAGGAGTGCTCCATCTATCGGCTGGTATCACAAGCGCTATCCTGGCATAGTTGAGCTTCGTCCAAGTTATATCGGGGATTATACGTTAGGAATTTAGGTGATATAAGTGGGGTAGCCTATTACATTTCTGACCCTCAAAATGTGTTCGGATCCACTATATTTGATTGGATAGAGTTCGATTCAATATTTTTATGGACCGAATTAATCCAATTAATAAACTCGCTTACGGTTTTATCCATCTTTCCTTTATTGCACCATTCGCAACAAGGTACACAATTGTTAACAAAATAACCTTTCGTGTTGTCAAGTCGATCAACTCCATTGTATTTTAATAAATGCCTGTATGTTTTATTTTTGGGTTTTATGTCACAATAAAAACAATTTCGTTGAATTAAAAGAAATAATTCTTCATTACTTAAATCCCAAGATAGCCCTCTATTCCTTGCTGCAATTTTATAACTCTTAATTACTTGATTGTAAGCAGATTTTTTGTGTTTCTCACATCCACAACAATTATATCCGCGCTTACCTGTTAAGTATTGAGATCTTGCAACTCTAGTATTTCCACAATCGCACAAACATTTCCAAGAAGCATTCTTTTCTACGTCAACTCTTTCAACAACCAATAATTTCCCAAACCTAGTATCTATAAGATCTTTAAATTTCATACACTTACTATATCACAAGACACCCTATTATTTTTCCATCGCGGTACCAAGAGTTCTGAATTAGCGTATAAAATCAATACACTAAAGTATGGAATTGTGTCCTTCACGGGAAATGTACCTAATATGAACTGGCAATTTTACGGACTTAAGCATCCCGTCGATCTCTACAAAACGATTAACATACGCAATCATAACTTCTTTAATGTCCGCTAAAAGTTCATTCTGGAAGATAGCCTCGTATTGAGGCGTAGTTGAGAAGACGGGGCAAACTCTCAGGTTTACTAGGCTTGTGTCTTTAGGCAGAAGGCGCAGGATGTCTTCCACCTGCTCGGCGGTGGCAGCCTCCATATCGAATCCCTTAACTACGGTCTGAGCCATCGAAATCCCGAAGTTACAGTAGAACTGGCCTCTAGGCAGGTCGAGATTCAAGCAGGCGGTGTCGCCAATCATGCCTTCCGGGAAGGAATAGCCAGCAGCTAATACTTCGGCATCGGCGAGGCGTGAAGCCGGGACGAGGACAAATGCGTGAGCCACAATTGCCGAGTGACGACCCGGACCATGGTAAAGATCGATGGTATTAAGCGGTGCAATAGTCGAATGGACCAAGCCGTAGGAAACCAGTGTATTGATCAGTTCGGCCAGTTCAGAGACTGCTAATTCCTTATCAGTGGTCTTAGAAATCTTGGTAAGGTAGATAGCCTGGTAGACCTTGTCGTCCTCTACTAGCGTGGAGGTAGTGGCACGCTTACCCATGAGAGTTTGGGCTTCGGGGCTAAGATAACTTAGGTATTGACAGTCAGTGGTGGTGGCCGGGTTATCAGGATTCATTCGATACCTGCCTGCCCTTCCTAACGAGCCCGTCTAGAGCTTGTTGATCCTGGACCATGTGCATAGCACATTGAACCAAGAAAAACTCCAACGCTTCCTGACCATCTTTTATACCGGTTATAGCTGATAGTAAAGAGAATTGATTTTCAGGGTCTTTTAGGGTCACCGTAATGTCCCACGACGATTTAGGTTTAATAGTCATAAATTTGTTCCTTCTAGCGATTATGTATCACGGGTCTACTAACAGGGTTCCGTTTTAAAAACGGAAGTAGTGTAATAGAGATAAGTCATTGTAATTTTTAGGAAAAATTTTTAGAAATTATTTTGGTGTTTTTGGTCATAACACTATTTCTACTACCATGGGGGCTTGTGGGCAAGGACTATGCCAAACACCGGTTTGTGGTATGTATGTGTAAACATTTACATTTTAGTCGTAATGCATACAATGTGCCATTACTACCCACTAACTGCCGTGACCATGCCCTCATAACTCGGTCATGCCTATATGCTACCATAAGCCATGCTAGCAAGTCAAGGGCTCTCTCTCAATTCGATTTAAGACACTTTATAGTAAAGTTTGATTAGATGCCTATCCTCATAAGGTCATGCCTGTACGGGGCTATTAAACGAATTAAACGAAACGAACTATATAGGCTTGCATATTCCATCAAGGTTATATTATACTTATAGCATGCGCTACCCTATAACGGCCTATAGCCTTGAGCTCTCACCTTGTATCATTAACATAGTTTTTGTTACATATTAACCCTATACTATCAAGGCCTCATATCGTGTAACTAATACAAATGTTTTTGTTACAATGATTCAATCAAAATAATTGAAAATGGACGTGGAAATGCCCTGCAATGAAAACCGTAGAATCCCTTGCAAGGCATTAGTATTCGTAGAGCTCAAAAAAAGCTCTCAATTACAGATTATTCCGTCATGTTCGAATATGCTAGACGCAATAGTCCAGTATTAAGATTAACTAATAATCACTATTAATGCCTAATGGCGGCTATTGGTGAGTACCTGAAAGGGTATAAAATCATTGAATTCACTTAAACTATACCCTTTCACATACTATTTTGCATAGTGTCGCAAAATGCGATTAATCTATGCAAAATGCGACACTGTAAGTAATTGTATTAATTAGGCTTATAGCAATATAGCTTAATAAAGTGTCGCATAACGCGATTAGGTCAATATGCCTATCTCATAATTACAATGACTTACCCATGGCATACCCTATGCAATACCTATAAGTATGAAGACTTTAAAACTAGGCGATACAGTAACCATCTATAACAAACTAACCAGTAGAGATGAAAATGCTACAGTAATTGACTATAATAAACATACTGTTAGCGTTATAACTCAAAATGATGAAATGATCGACGTATCAATGAAAGACGTTGTAATTTTGGATGAGGTAGCCTAATGAAATGCTTTAAAATTGACTATAGTATTCAGAATGAATCAAAAACGGCATGGGTCAAGTCTTACGGTAACATTGATGCTATTAAACAAGTAACAAAAACCCTATCCCCTACCCTCAAGCTAACATTTAAACTAGTATCTATTTCAATCGTTTCAATTAATACGGCCAGGAGTTAACCCTATGACTAAACTAATAATCGTTATCTGTACCCCTGACCAATATAAATCAAAGCAGGGTATTCATTTAAATAGCCCTGACACATGGTATTTAAAAGATGCCGTTAATTCAGCTCATGCCAAGGGATTTAATGAAATCTATTGTCATTATGAGCCTGAAGGTCTTTATTATAAATTGAGTCAAGATATCTTGCATCGTTTAATTGTATTAGGCAAGTCTCATACGGTATCTATTGCGCATCCTGCATCTATTGAAAACCATGAGCATTCTTTAGCTAACTATTGAGGTATATTATGGCTAAATTTACACTGTACACTTATGACTTATGGGCCGATCAATCCAATTGCAATGACTGCCATAGTCCTAGAATTGACGATATAGGGTGCCTAGAATGCAAGTCTAGGGATATCCATACAAGTTATTCAGTAAATGACGTATTTAGAGTTCAAACGATTGAGGCCGATACATTAGAGGCCGCAATGATTGAAATGGGATTGCATTTAGATAAAATTGAAGAAGACTTAAATATAGATAATTCAATGAATATTGTTTACTTTCGATATACTGATAAGGCTGGAAAATTTGCCTATAGTCCCGCATGCGAGATTAGAATAGAGTGTAATTAATTTAGTTTAGACTGTCTAGTCTTTATATGTGTCATACTTTTAAGGCCTAATTGATATATCTGAATATATTCAACTAGATACGCTATTATATCGTGATAACTGTATTTAGTTTTGACACACTATTTCAATTGATAAAACGCTAACCTATTGTTATTACATGTTGGCATACCTGATGCATTTACTATAAGCATGACACTCACTAACCATGCTATAAAACGTATCATTGAACGAAACAAGGCCGCTAGTTTTATGACGCCCAAACAATTGACTTCATTAGCTAATAGCGCTGAAATCATTAATGACGGCCATATTAAATACCTTATAATGAAATCAATTGATATTGTACTAGTCCTCAATACCTCTAATGATCAAGTTTTAACTACATATCGATTCAGTAATTCTAAATTTAATGAAAGGCCTACCCAATGAAAACAACATATTTAATTGAAAATAATTTAAATGAAGTCTTAGGCTATTCCAGTCAATTACATGAGGCAAAACGCATACTTGAGCATAAAACCGATAGCGGTAAAATAACTAAACTTGTAGGGCACTATTTTGGTGAGGGCTACCATGCTTATTATTTAATATACGACGGTAAAAAATACACTAGGGCGAAAAAATAATGCTTGACTCTCTATTTCACTAATGAGATACTTTAATTAACGAAACGGTTATACCCCTTGAAAGGAATAATATGAAAAAAGTCAAAACAGTAAAAACATTTAAATCCGCTAAATTAGTCCAGTATAAAGGAGGTGGACATGACGGCTGTTTTTGGGAATGGAATTTTGCCCTGTTAGTTGACGGTGTATTCCATGACGTGCTTGGTTCGGGCCGCAATGCTATTAAGAATAAGGCCGAATTGCTAGACTATATTAAAAAAGGTGTATCGGTTTATACTTACAATTTAAATAAAAAAGCTGATATTCTTGAATTCACTAAAGAGACCAATGAAACTACTCAAGGCAATGTAATTGCTGAAGTAAATAGAATTCTTAATTGTGATATCATGTTTTTTGACTGTACTTACTGCAAAAACCATATTTTTGCTCGAAACGATAGGCCTCATGATGCGGACTATCCTCAATTTTTCCATGATGACCAAGCGTATCATGGTAATGGCGGTATTGGCATTGTTTTTACTACTATTTTATGTGAGGATTGCTATTGTAATACATGCGAAAATTGCAATTCAATTTTTTCGCCTGATGACGAAACATTTACAATTGAGAACAAAAATGGATATGAATCAAGAGTATGCCAGTATTGTAAAGAACAAAGTGAAAAACAAGCAAGTTAATAAATAGGGCAATAGTTCGAAAGGGAATAATATGAATAACAAGCATTTAATAGAACAATTCGAGGGTTTATCAACTGAAATCATGTATCAGTATAAGAGTAAGGATAGTTCATGGCCTTGTTTTAAATGGCTATTAGTTATTAATGGCGTTTCATTTGAGTATAGTACCGGATTAGGCCATGCGGTGCCGCTATTGTCTAAGGACAATAAGAGACGTACTCAACCATTAAGGTCATTCTTATTGAAAAAGAGTGAGGGTTATTTTAATGGTGTATGGGTATCAGTGCCTAAAGTAATTGATATTTTGGATTGTTTATTCCGTGAGTCGACGTGCTCATATATGACCTTTGATGATTTTTGCGATGCAATGGGTTACTCGAATGATTCTATCAAGGCATTAGATACCTATAGGGCAATTCAAAACAATACGGCTAAACTTAAAAAGGCATTAGGCCATAGATACGATGAAATCGAAACTAAAATAACTGAAATGGAGCTTTAAATGAAAGGAATTGATATGGCTCAATTAAAATGCGCATCAATGTTAGGTAAGGAATGCAATGACTTAGTTACCCATATTGACAATAGGGGTTATGTATACTGTAAGGCATGCGGGACTATTCGCCGCTTGTATAGCCTATACGGTATGAAAGTCAGGCAATTAAAACCGAGTGAATTAAAATCATTGGAAAATGGCGAGCTACTAACAGAATATTGAAAGGAAAATAATAAAAATTAATACTTGACGGACTATATCAATTGTGAGATACTTTTTATAACAAAGGGCAATAGCCCGAAAGGATACTATGTTTAATCAAAATGATTCAATCGAAAATACTATCGTCAATCCGGTCGAACAAACTAGGGCACTAACTGACCGTGACTCATATGGCTTTGTTAACACTACTGAAGTATTAAACGCTTTTAGTAGCGCTGGGTGGCTTCCTATAGATACTAAAGTAGGCCGAGTTAATAAGCCTGAAAAACAAGGATTTCAAAAACACCTAATTCGTTTAGAGAATCCACTATTTAGATCTATTGAGGGATTAAGTCAGGCTAACCATTCCGTGCCTCAATTAGTTCTATTGAATAGTCACGATTGCTCTACCTCTATGCAATTGTTTTTCGGTCTAGTCCGCATTGCATGCCTCAATGGTATCATTGCAGGTACAGCGCTAAACTCAATGAGATTAGTTCATAGTAAATCAATTACGTCGAAACTACCTCAAGCTATTGAGTATATGGTCAATAATTTTGGTAACTTTACTAATCAAGTAGTGGCGCTTCAAAATAAGACTATGAGTCAAGCGGCGCAACATGAATTCGTAAGACGTGTTTACTCCGCTCGCCTTGAAAGTGTTAGTAATATTCAGCGCATTGATTTTAGCCTACCTCATGCATTGCGTCACGCCGATACTGGTACTGATGCGTATAGCATCTTCAATCGAGTACAGGAAAAACTTATTCGTGGCGGTATCCAATACGTTTATACTCGCCATACTAAAAATGATCAAGGTGAGGTCATTGACTCAAGGCTTGTTAGTAGTACCACTAGAAAAATTGCAAGTGTTACGGCTCAAGTTAAATTGAATCAACTTGTTTATGATACCGCAATGGAATTAGCCGCTTAATTCGTTTTTTCATCAATGGTATCGGTCTATTAGATCGGTATCATTGAATGGTTAAATGAAAGGTATTTATATGACTAAAAAACAAAAAATTGATAGCATAGTTGACCTATGGATTGATAACATTGATTTACATGATTTAATTGCATTTTACAGAGACGAAACGGCAAAACAATTAAATTTATTAAGTAATAAGGAAATCAATGGAATATATAGACAAAATGTATTAAATGAGGAGAATTGATTATGAATAAACTTAAATCATTGACTTTAAATCAAGCGGTATTATTGCGCGATGCACTAGAACTAATTGAGCCTGACTCAAGGAAATCTCAAGTAGACAAATATTATTTACTAGCTCAACTTGAAACTATTATTGAGCGCTCAAGTATCGATGAGGTAGCGTCATGAGTCTATTTAGTAGGTCTAGGGGTATGAGTACGCCATGGGGTGCCTGCCAAAATAAAACAGTGTTAGGGCGTGGTGTTTTTATAGTCGATACGGCAGGTCATGGCGGCATGGCAATTAGTAAAGGTCTAGCATTGCGCCTATTAAGCAAAACAGCCATTGAGCAAGCGGCTATTGACTATGGCGCTTATTATTGGTTCGAGGAGGATTGCGCTATATCAATTCCTTTAGTTGATAGTAACTATATACTTGATCTATTTTGCACTAAACTACAGAGAGATAAATCAAAAACATATGAAATTGCAAGTGAAAGTAACAAGCATTATTTTCCTAATTATAACTTATTTTAATTGAAAGGGAATAATATGACCAAACTACTAGTACAGAATTCAAAAATCAAAAAATCAGGTAACAATGAAATTGTAGTCTATAATTTTGGTATCCCTGCCCTTAAGTCTAAACAAGGGCTATCTACTTGCCCTATGGCTAGTAAATGCGCGGTAGGATGCTACGCTAGAAGCGGCGCATATCTGTTTAGTAATGCAGCGCTAGCATACGAAAATAGACTTAAGGCCGCGCTATCACCTCAATTCAGTGCATTGATTCAGGTAGAGCTCAATGCGGCCAAAAAACGCGCTAAAACGAAAAAGATTTATATTCGTATCCATGATTCAGGCGATTTTTTTAGTCCCGAATACTTTAAAAAATGGCTAGTAGTTATGCTAAATAATCCTGAAGTTACCTTCTATGCTTATACGAAAATGGTGTCATTCTTTAAGGGTATTAAATTGCCTAGTAACTTCATTTTGATTTATTCATTAGGCGGACGTGAGGATAACTTGATTGACCAAAATACCGATAGACACTCAAGGGTATTCGAAACAATTGAGGCATTGACTAATTCCGGTTATGTTAATGCGTCAAGCGATGACCTTCAGGCATTAGGAGATAGTCCCTTGATCGGCCTACACTTTCACCATGCTAAAAAATGGTCTAATACGTCATGGGGTAGCGTCGAAACGAATGAGGATATTAAACAAGCGGCTTAAACTAAAGTAATTGTTTAATTAATTTAATTAATACATGTGTCAATTGGGACATGTGTAGTGTCTGCCGTGTGTCAGAAAAAAGTGTGTCTTATGGGATCTTCGCATTATTTTGAAATCAATGAAATTAAAGGAATGGCTAAAGTAAATGAAATGCGCTATAAGCGTGCAATACAGGATTGTCAACGAATTGTAAGGACATACTATAAAAAATATGGCGGCCTATCAGGGTATTCAGCGCATACCGTGATAGGGCAATACGGCGGCCTATCAGTCAATGGTAAGGGTCAGTTAGCTCATGAGGATTTTACTTTAAGAGAACATTTCAATCAAAATAAGGGATTCAACTTCTGTAAAACTGATGACAAGCCATATGACCTAGTGGTAACGGCATGTTTAGCCGTGTTAGCACATAGATTAGGGGATGCTTTTAAGGTATCAAGCGATGGTAACGCAAAACACTGGACTAAGGGCGTAGCATATGCACGTAAGGTAACGGGCCTAGCTATTAAAAATCCTATAGGGGTACCCCATGGTAAAAAATTGACTACAATCTAGTGATTTTATAAAAGTGAATTTTGAGTGAAAGGTATTGATATGACTGTTAGAAAAGTATGGAGTCTTTTAGATGAAGGTAAGGCAGTGTATTGGACTAATACCCTATATAAAGTCTACATTGAGGACGTCAATACAGGGCATCAAAATCAGAGAGAGCATTTTACTAGGCGCGGTAATAAACTTCTATCGGTTAGGTGTACCGATAACGGTTTTGGGTCTATTATGACTCCGAGTGACTTACCTAAACTATTTTTAAATGAGGAGAATTAAACAATGAAAACAATTAACTTAAATTCAATGACATCCGGTGAGCGTTTAAATTATTATCGTATAAAGAAAGAATTAACCCAAACAAAACTTGCAGTTCTATCGGGCATTGGACAGCCTAACATTGCATCTTATGAAACTGGGAATAGAGTTCTAGGCTTGAATGCGGCCAAAAAACTAGCTCATGCATTGCAAGTTGATTACAGGGAATTGATTTAATGAAAGGGATGAATATGAAAGAAACTCAAAGCGATATCAAGATGAATGATATTCAAAAAATGATGAGATTTGCAATGGAATTACAGGCACTAGCGCATAAGCATGGCTACGAGATTTTTAGAGATGCGGCAGCGCAAGCTTGTTTCATGGCGTCGGATGACACCGAGGATTTTGAGGATAAGTCATTGACGCAAAAATACAGATACTTAGCTAACTGTTTAACTGATGCCGAGACCAATGAGCCTATTTTTAGCAGTTCATACATTGAGGATTGAAGGATACCCCCAGTGCAATTTTTGAGCCAAAATAAAGTGTTTTTCCAAAAGTGAATTTTTTGAGGAGTAAATGATATGAATCCAGTTGAATGTTTTTTGGTAGCTCTGTATGCTCTTGTTGCTGTAGGTGTATTTTTTATGAGCATAGATAGTCGATTGAACGGTAGACAAGTTGCGGCCAATGCTTTGTTTTGGCCTATCTTTGGAGTAATTCATTTGGCAATTGGAATAATTGAAAACTTCAAGGATCTTAATAGATAATGAAAGGAATGAATATGGATAGCCAAGATATTGAGAACTTTAAGAACATTGTATATGTTCAAAGCATGGTAGCCTGTGCGTCTATTGAGTTAGCAGCAATGCAAACCGAAAACAAACGAATGGAATTATTAGGTTTCGCGCCTACTTATACAGAGAAAAACTTTCAAGATCTTATCCTACAATACGGTATCCATCACAATGCTGTAGTTGAGAGAATGATTAATAGATAGGGGGAGTATCGAAAATAGATATACGGGTAAGTATTTACCAAAAGTGTTTTTTGGCAGAGTATAATCCTTGACTTTATCTGTAGTATATTTTAAAATTGAGATAGGAGATAGTTATGAGTAAATTTAATTTAGGCGATCAACTTATGTTTATGGATGCTAACGGTAAATATATTAGAGTTACCGTACAGAGTATTATGAACCGAGTTAATTACAGCGCTGTCATACCTACTAGCTACTTCTATGCGGTCACCGATACTAGCACGGGCCTGACATTGAGAAGCATTGAGGAATATGAACTAATGACTGTTAACGAATACCTCAATAAAATAAATGGGACTTGTAGTCCTGGTATAAATGGATTAGGAATCACGCCTACTATGCCTAAATTTAACATAGGTGATGATGCAGTGTATATAGATACGTGGTCGGGAATTGCGTATCAAGTAACAGTAGCAAATATCGTACCATCAGGAGGTGTCCTTATTTATGAGTGTACCGTTACTGCTATGCCTATGACGAGCGTTCAAGTAGAAGAAAGAGATTTGATGACTCCTGCCGAATACGTTGCAGGTGTAAGTTCAATGTATAACTATAGTCCTAGCCAGGTCAATGAATACGAACCTGCTACTAAAACTATTGACCATAATGAATCAACGTCAAATCAAAAGCATCAATGTAAATGCGAGTTTAGAGCTCTACTTATGGATGGCTGTAAATGTGGTGGAGTTTAATTAAAATATTGCTTGACTTAACTTGTATTGTATTGTAAACTAAATAAAGAGGTAACTATGAAATCACTAATGATTGTTCTAATTGTAATCGGTTTGTCAGCTTGTGGCCAATTTAAAGGAGCGCAAGGAAATGCTGGAGTAGCTGGCACTAGCGGTCCTTCTGGGGCGACTGGCTCTCAAGGCTCTCCTGGAGTTTCTGGGGCAGTCGGAGCGACCGGGGCGGCAGGTTCTAATGGTAGTAGTTGTAGCGTAGCAACGCTAGCAGTAGGCTCTGTAGTGGCTCCTAATGGCGGCTCTCTCATCACTTGTTCGGATGGTAGTTCATCGGTAGTATTAAATGGAAGTGTAGGAGCTACCGGCTCCGTTGGGGCTACCGGACAGACGGGCAGTTCTGGGGCGGCTGGTACTCCCGGCACAGTAATCACTCCAATACAGTTTTGTGCAGGATTTACACAGAGTTATCCAAATACTTTTGCAGAATCGGGAATTTGTTTGGGTGGTGTAATGTATGGCGTTTACAGTTTAAATGGAGGCTTCCTTGCAGAGTTACCGCCAGGTGAATATAGTTCGGATGGTGTAAATGCAAGTTGCACATTCACAATTGGCGCTAATTGTAGCGTAACTCAATAGGAATAATATGGTTACTTATATAATCGTTTTCTTTTGTTACTTTCTTGTTAGTTCTATCTCCATGTTTTCTTTAATGATGTGTAATCCTTACGACTCTGAAACATGTAATGGATGTCATATAACTGTGTTTGGGGTTTTGTGGCCTGTTTTGGTGCCGATTATACTCTTCAAAAATCGCGGTAAACTTCTTAAAATAATTAAAGATATTGTAAAATGAGTGACTCAACTTTACGTAACTTATTCTGTTTTTTTAGCGGTCTGTTAATCGGGTTACTAATTGCCAAGGATGTTTTGTTCAAATAATACTTGACTTAATTTATATATCTTGTTATCCTATTTATGAGGACTTAATATGAATACTAATGCACCTAAAAAATATGTCCGCATGAATACATTGGTAAGATATGGGCTTGCCTACCAAATGAACTACGGTAATGGATACACTCCTGAGCAATCGAGTCAGTTAGCCTTAAAACAAATAGGCTTACCCTCAGACTTTAAACGCGATGATTACCAATTGATATGTGATGGTCAAAGCCCTGCCGATTACGGGTTAGTGGAAGGATTTTAATATGACACTTAAATTTAACCTAAATGATTCTGTTTATTACGGCGATAAAGAAGGTATGGTTTACGCACTCTATCCCTTGAATGGTGGACATACCCCATTTGTTTATAAAATTGGCTGGGGTAATGGTATCTATGAAATTATGGGCGAGAATGAGTTATTGAGTGAAAACGAACACTTTATTAATAAAATACGGGGCCAATTTCAGGCAACGATACAGGCCTATGGATTCAAAACTCCCATTATTGGTGCCTCAAACTATGGCCCTAAATGCGTATGCGGAGCTCATGCTGTAAAAGATGCTAGGCATAGTTCGTGGTATGAGATTAAACAATGAAATTACTTGAATATATAGTCTTAAGGATTTTACTTGGTATATTCCTATTGTTGCTCTGCTATGCACTTGATCACAGCGGAATAGAGAAATCATTTATTTTCGCATTTGATTAAAATAATGATTGACTCTTTTAATAGGATATGAGATAATAAATACAAGGGAGAACGATATGAATAAAGTATTTTGTGAAGCATTAAAGTTAGCGGCCTATGTTTATGTAAATGGCACTCAAGATAGTGGTCATGGGGATGAATACCTAACTGAACAAGCCAAGGGCGTTTTAAAAGCGGCTACTGAGCATGGTTTAGTAAGATGGGTTAATAACATGCCATTAGTTAATATTGAGAAAATGACAGGCGAAGTCCCTGCCAATGGAGACTCCGATGAAGTCAATGAACTTCTGATTAATGGCTATTACTCACGCAAAAAGGATAAATAGAATGAATAAGAAAGAGAAATTAGCAAGACTTAAAGAAGCAGAAGCAGCAATCAGATTGGTTGAATTCTCCTATCCTATTGGACATCCTATAAGGCACGCATTGTTTCGTTTTGTTGCTAATAATTTCTCTTTTATCGGAGAGATGCCCAACATTATAAAATCGATCGCTGAGGAGGACGAAACAAATGAATAATAACTTAGACGACAGGCACTATCGTGAAGAGCTCATTAAGGTATTAAGTGAATACGACTTAACTATTAATGAAATCAATGGACCAAAGCACGATCAATTTTATTGGGATCAATTTGAAACAAGTTTTTTGGAAGCTTGTTATAAGGTTGCAATGAATAAATTACACGGCGTTAAGATCGTTTAGCGAAAGGGCAATATGTATAATTTAATCAATGGATATACTAAAAAAGCAATGATTGCAAAGATTTTAGAAGGTAACAAGGGCTGGAAAAGCACTCGATCTTCTGAGAAAAATGGAACATGTGTTTATAGAGCAAGTGACGGAAACAAATGTGCGGTAGGGTGCTTTATTCCAGATGAGCTATATGAGCCTGAAATGGACGAGGGTCAGAGTGAATATGATGGAATCGATGCCAAAACATTACTTAAGACATACCCAAAACTCAATAATTTCATGCCTTTGGAAGTAGAAGGATTATTGGAATTGCAATCCGTTCATGATGCTTTTATTGATGGTATAGGTGTAAGTTTAAAACAAGCCATTGCACATTGGATTGAGAATAATGTTCGGGATTGATAAGTAAATCAGTCGATAAACTTATCACTTTTTAAAATAAGGAACAATATGAAAGATTGTAAATGTCTAACATGCGAAAGAGTAATTGTAACTAGCTACCCCTCCGATCGATTTATTTGCCAAGAGTGTGTCTCGTTACTAGAATTGATTTTTAGGGCACATCCACACTGGAAGCCAACTTAGATCATAGTTGACAAAATAAGTATTGCTATTTTAAATTGTTTAAGATACAATAAGAAGAGTTCGATAAACCAAAAGGAAGAAATATGAAAAAGAAGAAAAAAGAACCTAAATTTAAAGTTAACCCACATAATGTCGCAAAGAGCATGAAGAAGCAACTAGGCGAATTCCATGCCCAGCGCGTAGTAAGGGAAATAGTTAATTCTAATAAGAACTTTAGCGTCGCCGATATTAATACTAAAGATATTTTTAACCTTGATGAAGTAAAACGCAATCATCGTATCTGGGAACAAGTCTACCATATCCTCCATAAGTAATGGGGGTAGGGTTAAAATGGAAACTTGCAAGACATTAATCTCAAAAGTGGATTTTAGCAAGGATTCACTAGAAGTAAAAATAAATATTAAGTACCAACACAATGATTGGAAGAGACTTGAAGATTTCTTCGAAGGTGACGAAGAGAGGATTACTGAAGCATACGATAGGATAGCAAATGGAAAATCTAAATTTTTAACCATTTTGGTGGAAGTTGAGTTTGAAAATATGCGCGGAACAGATTGTATGGGTTCGGTATGGATTGATTCTACATATACTATTCAGGATTGTGTTGAAGAAAATAAAATGATTTCTAGGGCTACGAGCGATCTATTTAATCGAATGGAGTTAAAATGAATCCTAAATTTAATAAGGGAAATATGGTATACTACCGCAATAATCCTTGGCTCATTACTCAATTATACCAATATGTCAACCAACAATTTTATGTAATAGAAGACAGTAATCGCATTATGGTTAAGGTTTACGAAGCAGAACTTCTAAGTAAAGAAGATTGGGAATCCAGCCATAAGGCTAGTCAAGCCTTTATTGGAAGAATGGCTTTTGAAAGAGGCTTATCAGGGAAGGTCGATCAGTATAACGGTTGCTCTTGTGGAGCTCATGCTGTAAAAGATGCTAGGCACTCTACATGGTGCGATATTAAAAATTAGATACTTAAAAATAATACTTGACTAATAGTATAATATTTGGTAAAATAAAGTAAGACAGTCGGCAATCTCTCCCCCGAAAATGCTGACTCCCTAACCCAGTATATTGATCCCCCTCAGTATACTGGGGTTTTTAAAAGTTAACAATGAAAGGCAGTATGACAAAGGCGAATGTGAAGTGGTTTAACGACAAAAAAGGTTTTGGATTCTTAACAGTTGAAGGTGGACAGGATGTATTTGTCCATCACTCTGAAATCCAAGGCGAAGGATTTAAAACTTTAAAAGAAGGTGAGCCAGTAACTTTCGATCTATATGAAACCCCTAAGGGCCTAATTGGAAAGAATGTTAAGAGGGATGTATGAATACGGTAGTTTATCAGGGTGAAGTTGATGTCCTAATCGCCATTGACAATGTTCGCAAAGAACTTGCAGAGGCTTCTAGACGAGACGCTGATCTAACAGAGATGCGCGAGATTCATGGGCGTCTAGTATCTCTGTACGCCGTACTAAATATTGACAATATTCTTGTTATTATTGACCAAATTGATTATAAGAGGAGCGCTTAGAATGAAAAGATATGATGCTGTCCTAATTATTGCTCAGTGCTTGGTAGAGCCACAAGAAGATAGTGTGATGAAAGAAGCTTCTAGGATTCTATACAAATTACAAAAAGCAGGATTGATGCCTCCTTCTATAACTAAACATTATCCAAAAGGAAGTTCTGAAAATAAACACTATCCTTCAGGTATGCTATCCAATACATGGGAAACTGATGAAGAGGAAACATAAAAGTGAATTTTACATCGACCAATACAGAAGTGTTTTTGAAATCTAGTAGCAATAATTACAAAAGTGTTTTTTATAAGTGTAATGCCTGTAAGAAGAAAGTAGATATCACAGAACTTCAAAAGCATGCAGAGATTCACAATCCTGTATTTAGGTTTCTCGAATGGAATAAAATTCTTAACCTTTATACTTTAAATTTTTGAGGAGATAGTGATGAGTACCGTACATGAATCAGTGGATACCATTAGAATTACTGGAACCGGCATAGAGTCTTGTGGGTCCACAATAAAGGTAGAATATCCACGAAAGATATTCGAGCTTTATGATCCCAATGGAGACACTATCTCGTACCATAGTACACTAAAGGGCGCTCTACTAGCAATGCGGGATAAGATTGAACTTGAAACCCCAGGATTGTGCCATGCATTTGAAGATGATACTGAAATCAAAATAGATTTAAGGTATTGTATTGACTCAATTGAATTAAAAGATTAGTCGTGCTAAGGGGTTCGAATCCCCATGCTGGCTTGCAACCACGGCTAGAGGCCCATTCCTTTATAGGGAGTGGGCTTTTTTATTTTTCCAGAAGTATTTTCTGTGACCAAACATTTTACATACGCATAAATTATATACATAGGTTTGAAAGACACATCTTGATTTCATTAGTATTTTAGTTGGCACATCTCATGCATTATATAGTAGTAAGAGGTATGGTATGAAACATAAAGTTTGTATTTTTAATGACAGAACAAGGAATATGCATTTGCAGGTTCAAAATGGTGACGGTGCATCTTATGATGTAACAGTTTTGCCTAAGACCCATTTCATAGCAGCACTTGAACTTGGAGAAGGTCAGATTCCATATTTAAAAATATGGGAGACAGGACAGGCACTGATTTCATATATTAATCCCACTTGGCTAGAAGGAGAAACAAAATGAAGAAGTTTAATGAGTTAGATTTAGGACAGCAATCAAAGGCTTTGAAATTTATTGAAGACGAATTGAAAGTATTAATGCAAGACGCAACATATCAGAATTTCTTTAAGAAAAAAGAAAATTGTAAGGAAATCAGAAAGCATATCAAGAAGATTGCAAATGAGACCGTGTATGACAATAACGGAGACATAATGGTTGAAGAGAGTTTGAGGAATTAATGATTAATCAATACAATGACTTCTTAGGGTTCTCTGAACTATCCTTGGCAGCACTATCTAATGATGATATGTTAGCATTTTTCAGGGAGAATAGGTTTATCTTTAAGAACCAGAAAGGTAAGAGGGAAGAAGAATCCCTATATACCATTGAAGAGTATGTAGTAATTAGAGAAGGTTTTTTGAAATGGGTAAAGGATAAAAATGAATAAGGTTAAGAAATCTAAAAACGTCATTCGGTACAATGACAAGGATTGTACCATAACTGTAAATGGAAAAGTTGTGGCTACATGGAACGACGAAGCTAATTGTGATTATCCAGAGGATTTAATCTGGGGCAGGGATATTGGGGCACTATTTACTAAAGCTTTTGAGGCTGGTTACGATTTAGCAAAAGAAGAAAAAGAGTAGTTGACAAGAATGATAATTCATGGGAGAATAGATATATGGACAAGTATACAAGAACCTATGACGGATATTATATTGTAGAATACTATACCGATACTGAAACACCCACTTCTAATTCAGGAGTAGTTATCAACATTAAGTCATGGTATCCAGCATGGTTAGTAAGATTGGTTGTTCGTTATAAGCTATCAAGGAGTAAGTCATGAAACACGTAGCAGTTTATTTGCGAGTAAGTACAGAAGGATTAAAAGGTGGTAAAGAGCAGACCACTGGTTCTCAACGTTTAGAGATTGAGATTTATCTTAAATCCAAAGGTATTACCGATTTTGTAGCGTATGAGGATTTAGGAATAAGCGGCACCAAGAAAGATCGCCCATCGCTAAAAAAATTGATGACTGACTGTCGCCAAGGAAAAGTTTCTATGGTGGTATGCTACAAGATGGACCGCCTCTTCCGAAGTCTCCCCGATTTGCTAGAAACTTTAGCGGAATTCACGAAACTAAGTATAGAGTTCGTAGCCTTGAAAGATGGGATCGATTTGTCCAATGCTACCGGTCGCCTTATGATGCAGATTCTTGGGGCATTCGCAGAATTCGAGGCAAGCGTAACGAAGGAAAGGGTATTGTCAGGTCTGGCCAACGCCAAGGCTAAGGGCGTGAAACTGGGGCGTCCTATGAAGACTGGCCATGCGGTTGTGGATAAACTTAAGGGTGAAGGACATAGTGTTATAGAGATTTCAAATATTACGGGACTAAGTCGGCAGAGCATTTATAGGACTTTGAATAAGGAGAATCGAAATGAAAACTAAATCTGATGATCCAATAACAGGATTTGCATCCCCTAATCCACATGTAGGTGGTGGTAGCATTGGGTTAACCAAAAGAGAATATTTTGCAGTCATGGCCATGCAAGGTTTGGCGACGAGAGAACAGATCGACGCAAACAGAAATTGGAATGAGGGTCGCAAGGAAGAGTTATCCTTATATGCCGTAAAGATGGCCGATGCTCTTATTGCAGAACTTAATAAGGAGAAATTATGAAACTCACAAACGAAACCGATAAAGAACTGGAAGTTAAAGCAGATGAATATGCTGAAAATACTGAGTTAAACTATACTGATGAATTGTCGGAGGCCTTCAAAGCTGGAGCAGCTTACGGTGAAGCCAGGGCGTGGGAGAGTTTTTATTGGTTGATCGCAAGAGACTTCGGAAGCGGACCAATTAACCCGAATCATTTGCTAGAAGAAATTAAACGCCGAGGCATCCTATGAAAATCACAAACGAAAAGATTGAAGAGATACTAAGATTAATTAACGAGCTTAAGGGTGTCACGGATTTAGATTCAAATTATTACGATGTTTATTTTGGGCCAGATACGTACAAGCCATCTTTTAAAGATTTTGAAATGCTCTGCTTGGAAATTCTAGAACACCGCCGCCTCGCAACTCCGGGCGAGGATTTGGATAAGAGGATTGATGACGCTGCCATTCTTCACGGCATAGACGACATGGGAATTGTTGGCAAGGAAGATGTGCTCACACCATCGGGATTTAAAGTGGGAACAAGAGATGTGATTTACCCGCATGTGGAATGCCGGACATCATTTAAAATTGGCGCTCATTTCGTAATCCCAATCATCAGGGCTGAGTCGAAGTCAGCTATAAACGCGCTGATGCAGGATTATGAATATAAAGTGGAAAACATTATATCGCTTCAACACGCGGCTGAAGAAATGGAAAAAACGTATAAAATCTCGGTTGATAAAAGAATAGAGCTTCAGCGCAGGATTGATTCTTTATTGCGCACGCTCAGGAATATTTACACCTCTTACTGTCCATCAAATCCTTCAATGCTTATTGCAGAACAAAATAAATGGATATGTGGTCTAGCAAAAGATGCGGTACTTGATTATGAAGCAAGATCTTTAGTTGACGGTCAACCAGACCAATCTGAAATCGCAAGCTTGCAGGAGCAGGTGAAAATTTGCGAAGATGCGCTTGAAAAGAATGTCGATTTAGTTCCTTTAGGCGAGCGCCGCGATTGTACAGGATGTGACTATGATGGTTATATTAACCAAAATCATCATCGGGAATGCATTCATGTATCCTTATCTGAAGGCCTATCCAAACTCCACGCCCTCCGCGTTCAGGGTAAAGAGGGACGGAAGGAATGAGTTTAGTTAAGGGAAGAAATAATAAATTGAATTTAGGCGATAAAATAGAATTCACGGAAGAAATGGTTAAATTCTATGTGGAACATGTTAACGATTTCTTTTTAGCGCCAGGTGAGAAAGAGGTCGATAAGGAACATTATACCTTGATTGCTGGATTCTATCATGCTTTTCTTACAGGTAATCTCCCAAAAGGAAAAGTGACTGGATATGGCTCCAACGATTCAGGACCTAAGCCCTGGAATGGCAAGAAGTGGGTTGATCTCAAAGACAAAAAGGTAGTCAGGGTAAAAGTAAAATTAAAGTATTCTGAATATGAGACTTATGTTTCAGAAAGACATACAAGAAAGATTTAATAGTCCTCGTCGTCGTCTTCCTCTTCGTCATCTATTTTCCATAAAAGTGTTTCTGCCTCGATCATGGCTGACAGTTTTTCATAGATGTCTTGCTGAAGAGTTTCTTGATCGTCTTCATCGCCCTTTACTTTGATCGGGTTCAATATAATCTTTAGATATTTCATAGAGTTCTCCTAAGTGCAAAACAAACATTATCATTTATTTGGTTCTTTGTCAAACCCTGATTTACCAGATTCTAGGTTTTCTTCGAGTTTCTCCAATTCACCAAAACTCATCGAGCCGCTCTTAGGCTTCTGTATCTCTTTTTTCTTTATCTCGGCCTGAATAGTTTCTTGGGTAGGTCTTTTCTTCTTAGACAACCGTTGGATTTCTTTATTGAGGACTGCATCTACCAAGTCTTCCATCTCTTCTTTGCTTATTGGAGAGTAACTTGGATCTTTTATCCTGTAAAGTTGTTCTAGGATCTCATTTAGTTCTTCATCAATGATTTTTGGGGAATACTGGATCTCGTAAAGATGCTGTAATACGAAAAGGGGATCGAGTTCTCTTTCTACAATGTGAAGTGGCGTATGGAATTTCTCGGAGTACTCCCTACAACGCATCCGATAAATAGATTCAGTTGTTGGATCTATAGCACGGGCAATAGCTTTCAACCTGCATATTTCAAATAGATCGTAGAAGGAATTCATTTTCATTTAAAAAGACAACGGTGGGGTAGTAATTTTAGGAATTGGCACAACTTCCCCAATTCCAAACACTGCAGAGTTTGTAGGGACTCCAGTTCCACCCACTCCAACCACAGGATTATAGGTGGGGACACTAGAGGCCGAAATATATCCGTCAGGATGTCCAATGGTTGAAACAGATGCGCCATTAGATGGGTTACATCCAGAAGTAATAATCCATGGATTTATTCCTGGACCGGGATAGGGAGGTTGTTGAGTAGGATTATATGGTTCCTGAAAAGGATTTACCGGAGGATAGTAAACAGGAGCAACTTTAAGTCGTTCAACTTCACCCTTCAAAAAATTGATTAATTCATTTTGCAACTTGATAATTTGATTAAGATATTCAGTTTCTTTATTTTCAGTACTCACATTATTCCTCTCCCCTATTTTTCTTGTCGGCTAAGGCTTCGGCGCTTCTAATTGTGCTATCCAAAAGAGATTCTTTCTCTTTCTGAAGTCTTTCTTGGAACATGGATTCAGCTATCATGGCTTTCTCAAGCACCATTACTATAATATTTAGGTCGGGAATATTTCCAGCATAGCCAGAGTCTTGTAGGGTAGCAGTCCAGAATGGTGGAGATTTAATAATACGGTACTTTAATTCAACGAGAGCAAACGAAATATTCTTTTCTTTTTCACTGGCGTATTCTGGAAGGTTACCAAGCAAGCTACGATACTCTCTACCGGCCTCCAACATCTGGGTAGGGGTTAGGTAGCATTTAAATTCAAACGCTCCAGAATAGGATCCTAGGACTTCTCCTTGGCTTAAGGGAAGAACCCATTTGGCGGTATTTCCAGTGATGAGAATTTCGTTGTTATCCATATTGAGCCTCTATCGTATTTATTGAAGACGGATTTGTGCTTTTTTTAGAAATGATTTCAATTTAATTTTTCCTCTATTAAATAACCATATAATTAACCAAGAAATAAACCTTCTAATTCTCTAATTGTCGATCAGTCTTACTAGCCATATATCATATAAAATATTAGATATTTAATATATTATAATAAATAGTGAAAATAAATTATTATTACCAGGTTAAATAATTATAAAAATAAGAGATAGAAAAATTTTAAAAAAAATTGCTTTTAAATTTGCAATATGTTACCATACTAGGTATGTCAGATAAGTTGCCTGCAGGCTGTAATTGTTTTATCGTTCATTGTTGTGAACCCAATGTATTTAAGGGTGGCCACATGATTCGCCATAGGGATACCCTAGACATAGACTTAGCTATCCTCAATGTTCATTGTGAGACCGACAGTTATATAAAATTAAAAGTGTTGTATTTCAATAGAAACTACCAACAGGTAGTGGATCTTAAATCTACAGTGGTTAAGATCAAGGCTTCAGATAAGCATAAGTGGAGCTTTGTTAAGAAACATCACTACTGATTTTAATAGTCGGTTATTAGATATAATAATGAGAATTATTTTCCATCGATCAATTTTGTCAAAAGGCTCAAAATCCCCGTATGTTGAGTTTTAAGTTCATCTCTAAGATTGTCGATTTTTTCAGTTAAATTCTTGATTTCATTAGAATAAGATTCTTTTAAAAATCCAATATCTTTATAAATACTCTGCTTTTGAGTCTCTATTTCGGTTTCTAGTTTTTCAATTTTTTCTTCAAGTTCTACCTTAAACTTCTCAGTTTCACTACGGGCTTGAGAGAGAATGTCCTGTTTGTACTTCTCTTTTTTGTCGGCGGAATGCTTTATCCATTTTTTAACAGCGGTATAGACACCACCGATGGCCGTGATGGCTCCTGCAGCGGCTTCAAGTGCTATATTAGGGTCAATCATGGCAATTCCTCTCAGAATATAAGATTGGGACTAATTTTCCTATGATATATAGGGGTGAACAGGAGATTATTATGCCACAGTGGCTTGCAGATTTTTTAGAAGTGTTTCAGGATGTCAACAAAACGAGCCTAATGATAGGTTTGTTGATTTTAGCGTCTATTTTTCGCGTCAAAGGCTTTATTGATGGAGGCCAATTCGTTGAATTGATTAAAACTACCACCGTATCTTATTTTGGGACCAATACAGTAATTCATTTTACTAGTATGGTTAAAGAAGCTATTGCTAGTAAGTCAGTCCCTAAAACTCCATCAGAAGTCGTAAAAGACATTGTGGAGGCTCAATGAAACTAGTGATCGATAAACTTACCGAACACTTACGGAAAGACGAAGGATACTATTATGCTTGGCAAGCAAATATTGCTATGGCATTTTACGATGAGTTTCGTCGCTCTAAGCCTAAGAATCTAACCCAGGTTCATAAAACTGCAAATGAGGCCGCTAAAAACTTTTTAGATATGCTAATCAATTTAAACGAAAATTACGAGAAGTCAAAATATGTGGTTAAAGATTAAAGCGTTCTTTGTTGCTGTTGGAAGTGATTTCGCGGATACCTGGAAAAGGATCAAAGTCCTCGTATTTGCTATTGCTGGACTTATTGTTTACCTAGAATTCAGTAGGATCAAGGACGCTATCATTGCTTATAATGGGAAGAAAGAAATCGATTCTACCCAAAAACAAGATGACAAAACACAAGTTCAGGAGGATGCTAATAATAAACAGGCTGATGCCTTAGTCACTCAAGCGAACGCTCTACCCTCTCAAGAACAGCCGGTCACTGAAGACTGGAACACAAAGGAAAAACCATGAAAAAATTAATTGCTTGTATTTTATTGTTTGTAAGTTCAGCAAATGCTTTTGCAGATTGTGACTGGTCAACCATTAAGAAACTACCTGATGGTGGGTACGAATATACCCCAGCATTACATTTATGCGTAGGAAATTTAGTCCAAGACAATAAGACTAAAGATCTACAAATTGCAGATTTGAATCAGGCCATCACACTAAAAGACCTAGCCCTTAAAGAGTCAGACGATCGCGTGGTTTTATGGGAAAAAACTGCTGGGGATGAACTAGATCGATTGAATAAAATTTCTAATGACCAAAAACATAACGACTGGCTGTATTTTGGTTTAGGAGTAGCAACTACATTCTTAGCTGGATATGCAGCAGCTAAGTTGGCTGGGCGCTAACAGGTTTGAATCCTTTACTAACGACAAAGTTGTAAACGTCCTTAGGTGTCATCGTAGATGGATCGAAAGTACCATCATTTATCTCTACAAGAACATCCCCCACTAATTCCGAACATACAAAAGAACTCGCACTATAAAAAGGGTTCTTTACATTCTTACCGAAAAGCCTCATAAATAAAACCCAGGCAAATCCCACTACTTGGCCTACACCATAAGGTGAACCGCATTTATCGATAGCTCCCTGAACAACAGATTGTTTTGTTGAATCTGAAATTGGCACGACGAACTCCGCATATATGTCTTCTAAGCCATCAAACATTGTATCGCCAATAAAGTTCACTTTTAAACCACTAGCCTGAAATACAATCCAGCGATCTGTATAGGTATCGTAATATCTGACATAGGCATGCGAATAAGGCGACCAAGTAACTAGCCTGATTAACCAAGAAAACGGTTGGAATCCACCTTTAGGTCTAGAGAAACCAATCGTAATAGAGTCCATATTATGTTTCCCCACTTAAGTAGTTTTGCATTTGCGTAATATAAGAATTTAAAGTTTCTTGGGTTAACAATGCACTTGGTTGTATAGATTGAATTACTGTTAATGCGGTTGTTATAGAACCAGACATTAATAAAGACTGAATTGAAGCTAATTGCTGAGAAATTTGAATTACTTGGGAAACATTTAGTCCAGCCGCTCTATTGGCAGCACCAAATTGAGCAATAATGCTTATACCGAAACTCATATCTTTTAAAATTTGGTTTATGTTTTGTTGCGTTTGTGGTAATTCATTAACGTAAGAAGACATCAATGAATTTAATGTTGTTTGATCGTTAGATGAAAGGGCATCACTAAACCAAACCAATACAGACATAGATGGCCCACTACCTTCTCTTTCTAAATAAGAAAGAGGTGTCGAAATAGAACTAGATTGTATACTTGCAACTAACAAGTCTGGGTAGTCTATTTGTTGAGTGAATGGGTAACTAGTCATTGTAGGCATTATGCTAACCTCACTACATCAAAATTCAATCCTGTTACTGTAATAGTACCAGCGCTTGTAACGGCCTCGAGCGCAATTGCTTGACTACCGTTTACAGTTACTAATTTGTTGGTAGAAATTGTCATATTTTGAAAAGCATTTAAAGCTCCAGTACCAGTAGGCATCGCTGTTCTCTTTGTGTCTGCCTGAGCAGTTCCACCTACATATATCTGAAAAGTTAAGATATTGCCGGCAGCACTTGAGGCAGTGATGTTACCGCTGGCGATAACCAAATAAGTGCCCGCTACAGGAGTTACTGTGGCACTTCCTATGACTCCGACCGTAGTTGTAACTGTTATTGCAGCAGAGCTGTTTACTTCGTTGTTGTAAAGGCCAAATGCAAGGTTACCACCGTTGTCAACCAACGGCGCACCAGAGTTAACCCCAGGAGCGTTGATGTACTGGCCTTGAAATAATATAGAACCGTTAACCGGCATTAGGTTATCTCCTGAATACCAATATATGTAGTAGAGCCAGAAGTAATAGCGTACACAGCCCCGGTGCTGAACGAATACTCGTCCATCCAAAACTTCTCTCCAGGAAATAGAGTGAGTCCGTTTTGATAAGCAGCGGCGTTCCCGTTAAATCCCAAAGATATCTGCTGAGTAGCCGTCGTATTGCTTAAGTAAAGACCCTTTCTGTTTGCGTTTGCAGCGAGAATCAAAGTTGAGGTCGTATTAACCAAAGCAGTAGTAGGGGCAGAATAAGTTCTTGGAACTTTTGTGGAAACGAACTGCGCACCGTTTGCGTCTGATTGGTTATCAGCTCTTTGTCCGTTTGTGAAAGTCGGTAAGGTAGAGTTGTAAACCGCTGAGGTTTTTACTCCGTTACCAGAATCTGCCGTTCCGGAAGCAACGTTGCCGACAATCTGCTGGTTACCGTTGGCATCAACGGCCAGCGTTTGAGCGCTTCCAGAAGAAGCGTCCATGGTCACGTTAACGGTTCCAGAAGTATATGTAGATGCCCTGATCCTAACTTGGGTAAATCCGCCTGAACCTACGGTGTAAAGGTTGTTTGTCGTAAAAGAAGAAATATTTAATCCACCGTTTGGGTTTCCAACGGCAAGCGTGTACCAAATTCCGTCTCCAGATTGGCCTTCCATGACCAAAGTAGCAACCCAAGTACCAGATATCGAAGCGTTTACAGAACTAGTTCCGTTTGCTGCGATGACAACGGTTCCGTTCAAGGCTGTAATGGTTCCGGTGATGTTTTTGTCTGAATTAGTCGCTATCACCTTGACGTTTGTAAGAAGGTTTGCGGCGTTATCTAGTTGTAAAGGGGAGCTGTTACCGGATGAAATGGTAGTAGGCGTTGTATTAAACTGACCAAGAACAGCGATAGCAGATGCGGGCGTCGTAACGTTTTGGGTAGTTAAGGCATCGATGATCCCGGTAACACCAGAAACGCGTAAACCACCAGAGGTATTTAAAGACAACGGCTGGTTAGTTGCGGTAGAGTACGTGGGCACCGCGGTGGTTACGGCACCATAACCCAGCGTGTTTAAGTTTGCTGGGTTAAACTGAACGGCCTCTACGTTTGCCACGGCAGCCGACGTGTTTATGACCACGGTCGCTGTTCCTGACGTATATGCTGTCATCACAGCTTGGATGCTGGTGAAGCCAGCGGACAGCGCAATTCTGACGCCGCCGTTGGTCGTAAAGCCGGCTGCTGTATAAGCGTTTGTCTGACCGCCTTGAACCGCTGTTAACGGAACAAACGTTACCCCGTCAACACTTCCTTGGAACTGGATGGTTCCTACCCACGTGCCGCTTATTCTTGCATAAGCAGATGAAACGTCGTTTATAGGTAGGTTTACTAACGTGTTTAACGCTGTCAGCGTACCAGTTATAGAAGAGTCTGGCTTTATAGTATATAAGGAGGTTCCCGCGGTGTAAAGCGGCGACCCTAGCGCGTTTCCGTTACCGTCCGTGTTGTAGGCGGTGACCAAAACGTTTGCTGCACCGCTCGGGTTATAGATCTGAAGTTGATGAGGATAAGCTGCAGAGTTCCAGCTTACGGTAGCTGTACCAGAGGTCCATGCCGTCGCGATGACTCGAACCTGAGCATAGCCGGCGCAGTTAAGCTGAGCGGTCGTGTTTACGGTTGTCGTGCTGGTCGTGTATGAGCCAGTGGTCCCTAAGTAAACATAGACAGTGCTCCAGTTACCGTCGCCGTTCTGTGCTTGGAACGTAAGTGTCCCCACCCAGGTTCCAGTAACGTTAATAAAAACGCTGCCGTATCCGCCGGTCGTTGCGACGACCTGCTGGTTGACAGCGGCTATAGTTCCGTTGCCTTGCAGAGACCCGGCCTGAGACGTAGATGAGAGCGTTTCAGACGCGCTTAGGATGCAGCTTGCGGTTCCGCTCGTGTAGGACGTGACGATGACTCGGACGTTGGTAGAGCCACCGACCGGAACAATACCTAGTATGGTTAAGACGTTGGCAGAAGAAAAGGAGTATGAGTTGGTGATGTTTCCGGTAGTGGGGTTTAAGAAGTTACATGTCACCCAGCTTACACCGCCGTCTACGGAGCACTGAGGTGTTATGGTTCCGATAAAAGTACCAGCAGCCATCTGAAAACCTACTGTCTGTAGGCCTGTCATTGCTATAGAAATGCTGGCGCTCAAAGCACCAAGCGCTACTGGCGCTATCGTCGTGTTTGGTACTTGTACGCTTAAGAGCTGCTGCCCTGCGTAACCGTTGCTGGCTGACGATATCGCGTTTCCAGAGCCGTCGTATAAGTTCGACGCGGTTCTTAAGGTCTGTGCTGATGTGGCACCCGCACCGAATGTTGCTGCACCGGTGGCGTTGCCTATCTGTGAAGCGGTTCTAAGAGTGTTGGCACCTACGGTGCCATAATTGTGGTCTTCAGCTAATGTCCCTTGTGTGGTTGGAGCAATGATGATGCGACCGCTAGAATCCAATTGAATTGCGGATTGCTGAGTATTGGTAAGAGTCGGTAAAGTTGAGTTGTATTGGCCGCCTATTAAATCGGAATAGGTCGCAGCAGTACCGGCAGTTACCGATCCTGCGGTAATTTGATGGACGAGCATATTCCCATTAGAATCCGCATTTACTGGATAAGTGGGAACGCTAGATAGATTTAGTCCAGTAAGACCTACTGGTAGGTTTGAACTAAAATCGCCCATATTTTTTTAACCATTAGGTAATTTGGTTACCTTCGATAGTGACGTATGCATTAGATGCGCCAACGTCAATATTGAAGACTTGTACTGTTACAGTGTTTCCTGCAACAATAGTTGGAGGAGCAGTAACCGTGAGATCAATATTTGGATTTGAAGAACTATTGAAAGCCGTAAATATTGCTGTTCCGTTATTAGATACAATGATTTTAATTCTAACTTCAGCACTTACAAATACACGCTCTAAGCTGAATGTATGGGTAGCCGGAACAGTATATGTTGCGGTAGCATTTCCAAGAACTGCAATGCTAGTCAGGACTGTAAAGTTCTGAATCGGAGTACCAGAAGAAGCAGAAGTGATAGTTACTGGTACTGGATTAGATAAGGTAGCGGGAGAACCTGAAACATAGATATTTGCATTAGTAGCACCAATGTTATTGGTACCTGCAGGGAGTGGGGTCGCTAAATCGACTTTTAAATTACCATTAACATCTAATTGAAGAGCCGCTTGTTGTCCTGTAGTAAGAGTCGGTGCAGAACTATTATATTGACCACCGGCAAGAGATGAATATGTACCAGCAGTACCACCAGTTACAGAACCATCCGATTCATCCTGAGTAACCCACGGAGATGTGGATTGGGTAACAGCTACAGTACCAGATACAACCCAAGGAGAAGTTGATTGGGTAACAGGAATTGCACTTTGATTAGAAGCAATGGTAACCGGAATAGATGCAGACATTGTAGTCTGACCTAAAGCAATTGCGGATCCACCAACTTCAGTTAGATTCGTAGTCCAAGGACCACCAGCTTGAGTAACAGCACCGATCGTGTTACTACCAGCAGGAATTGGAGTTTCTAAATTTACTTTTAAATTACCAGAAGCGTCACCTTGCAATGCTGCTTGCTGACCATTGGTAAGAGTGATACCGCTTGATTCATATACTAAGCCACCCAACATTGATTTGGTACCGGCTGTTCCAGGAGCAACAGAACCGTCTGCTAAATCAGAAGTAATCCATGGAGAAGTTCCTTGGTTTACAGAACCGATAGTTGCAGATCCTGCAGGTAATGGAGAATTTGGTGAGAAGGCCACAACAAGTGCGGTATTGGTTGCAATTGCTGATGTTGAAGCAGGAAGGACCGTAGCCAATTGAGTTGTTGGATTGGTACCGTCTCCAATTTTAATAATAACATCATCTGGAAGCGATTGTCCTGGATACTGCGACCGAATTGGAAGTTCACTACTGTAATCTGACATAAAGATCTCCTATTATTCTGCTGCTAAAGCGGCCTTTAATTTTTCTTCTAATTCTTTTTCTGATGCAATAGACACATCTATACTTTTTTGAATTCTAGCAATAGTATCTTGAAGTTCAAGTACACGTAATTCTTGATCTTCTTTACCCAAAATTACTCTTTTTAAGTCAACTTGTAATTTTTTAATTTCATATGGAGTCATAGCATCGCCTTTTCATAAAGATTGCAGTTGTTTGTTTTTAAGCTGGAAGAACTAGAACTTGAATCCGACCCTCAAACGAGGCCGATGAAGCTCTAAAATTATAAACCTGAACCTGTATAGTTTGACCAGCAGGGATAATTAAACCTGAGTCATTTCCAGTAGTAAAATTAAATTCCCCTGTATAATCACCAGCATAGTTAGTTCTGGCAGTAGCCTGTACAGCCCCATTAATGAATAAATCGTATCTGGCAATGTTTTCTCCAGAAAACGCAGCTCTTTGGAATACTGCTTGCATGCCTGCTGGGACAGTGTAACTCACTATAAAGGAGGTAATTCCTCCTGCTAAAGTTACCTCGCTATAAGTATTGACAACAGTTGAGTTTGGGCTAGGGACCGCTTCTACAATTACATTAATTGACCCGTCAGGGTTGACGGTCATTGTATTGCCACCCTCGATAATAGAGACGGCCCCTATACTTATGCTTCCTTCGAGGGCTACAGGAAGAGGGTTTGAGTTATTGTAGTGATTCCCGTACTCATCTACCGGAATCGTTCTCCAGGCGTCTACAGGATCGTTTTCATAGGTTGCTAGGAGTCTAGCTTCCATGGGAACTGTTTGTTTAGGCTGTTCCGCAGCGGAAATGGTGGATAGTGTAGCAGTCGTAAACATGCTCACGTCTACATTGTGGTCCATCCCACCTTTTGTAGCGCCAACCCACAAGGTTGTAGAATCCACAACTCTCTTGATATAAACTGTTAATTTGGTAGGAGTATTATTTGCAAGCGTGGCTTGCATCTGGACATAAAAGCCTGAACTATCAACGACTTGTACGACACCCTCTGTGCTACCATTTGCGGTAAGCGATACAGGTGGAACCGCATTATAATTGCGTTCTGTAGCCATTTTCCATTTTCCTTAACCTAGAATCATGACCCATGCCATGAAGCTGATGTAGTTAAGATTGCTTGTAATTAATTGTTAAGAGGTCCAGGAAATCTGAATTCTTGGTGGGCCTGGATAAGCGTGATCGAAGAAGGGGTTTATGTATCCTGGAGGGAGCACTTCTGGAAATCCCGGCACAAATGATGGATTGTAGCCATATACAGGATAAATTGGGAAAAGTACGGCATATCCCAAGTTAGTAAAATAAGTCTTAACGTAGGCCGAAGTCACCAAAGGCGGTAATACTGGCTGTACAAGGAATAGACCGTTAGATATAGCCTGATTGATTAAAACGGTCGTAGCAGCTATGAATTCGCTTTGGGCAGCAGCCACATCAGCTGTATTGGTTGCTGTAGATTCTGTATTTGCAGTTGATGCGTTCGGTAAATTAACCATATTTATAAGATTGGACTAAGAGATAAGCTTATTTCCTTTAGAGACATTCTCGTGTCCCGTTAAGATCTGCAGATTCCAAGGAACATGAAGACCTCTTATATTCTTACCCTGAATAGGAACAATATGGTCTACATGATAAGAAATTCCGGTAGTTTTACTTAAGTCGTTTGCTTTTATGTAAAAATTCTCTATTTCCATTAATTGATCTGCCGTTAACCATTTAGGAGTGGCTTCAACCTTTAAAGCTCGACGTTTAGCGATCCTAGCGTTTTTTCTGCCCTGATTAAGCCTATCATATGTGGCGTTTCTATTATCTATTAATTTCTTGTTTTTAGCGTAATATACTGACATATATTCAGCTTTTTTTATAGCAATTTTTTCTTTATTTTTTAGGCGATACTCTAGATGCTGTAGGGCAATTTTTTCCTTGTTTTTTAAGCGATATTCTGCCCTTTGGGAATTTATTCTTTTCTTATTTTCGTGTTGATAAATAGCATTTTTATTTAAGATTCCATCTTTGTTTTTCTTATAATGTATTGATTTATAAATCCTACAACATTCTTTACACCAAGAATTCAATCCATCTTTCGTAGTCTTTAGCTTATCGAATTCCGATAGTGGCTTTACTAAATTACATTTTTTGTTAGAACAAGTCTTTAAATTAGGGTGAGCAATTGACATATATCTAAGATTATATCATATTACAATGACTTACAACAAAAAAGCCCCATATAATTAAATATATGGAGCTTAAATATTAAATATTTTAATATCCGATTAAGGAAGAGAAACTGCGCCTGCTTCAGAATCGTTAGGAGCAGATTCATCAGTAACAGCGATACCTTTATAGGTAAGGTTGATCTTGCTGGTTGCACGAGATTGAAAATTATTCGAATTGGTATCAGGAAGACATCCAATAATTGTAGCCATAGAAGCTCCAGTTGGGTTTTCACGGTCAGCAACGGTAATTGTAACTGGTCCCAAACCAAGTAATTGATTCAAGGTAGGGAATTGTCCAAGAGCTTTCACTCCGTATCCATAAACCCTAAAACCTGTACAAGCAACGTTAACTGCATTGTAGCTTACCAAAGTAATTTCATCTGGTGAATAACGTCCAAGAAGATGGATATCTTCAGAAGAAATACTTTCACTGATTTGACAAGAATCAAAAATACCAATTACGACTGGTCCAGATCCATTGTCAATCGATACAACTGATCGACCACCGGTAATAACTTTTGATGCTGCAGCGGAAATTCCGCCCCGTCCACTGTCATCTATAATTGCCATAAACTATCTCCTTAAAATCTATTATGAAGCAGATTGTGTAACTGCACTAAGAGCAAGATTGATTGCTACGAAGTAAATGCTGGTTGTTAATTTTGCTTCCACATTCACATACATTGAGGGAGCCGTAATTTGGATACTTGCATTCTTGTATCCAAGTGGCGCATCACTTGAAGTGGTAGTCATTTTCAGTTTTTTGTAATAATCAAAACGTTGTTGCAGGAAACTTAAAGCTGAAGCAGCAGAAACGTCCGCTACAGACTTACCAACGATCGCAGTTTGGAAACTTTGTGCCAAGTCAAGAGATAAAATATCAGAAAGATAAACTGATTGAATTGAATTGTATACAAAGTTTTGGTCGAGTCCGTAAGTAGTTTGATCTGATACCCAAAGAATGCCTGAAGTGTTTTGAGCAAGAACTAAAAGTCCTGCAGTCAAAGCATCAGAAACATCATCTGGATCACCAGAGTTATAACCAGCAGGATCTTGGAACGAAATTGCGTTCGTCAAATGATTGCAAATTGATTTGTAGAAACCTGCAGTCTGCATCCCAGCAGCCAAACAAGCAGCATACCAAGGCAAGAACAAGGTACTATTACCCAAAGAGTTAATTTGTGTAACTTGCTGACAAGTCAAATCACAACGATAACTTGCAAGTTCTTGAGCTTGAACTTTGCAATTTGCATAAGTATCGTTGATCGATAAAATTGCAGTACGATTGCGTTTCAAAGTAGGAGTTGAATATTGAATACAATGAGATTTTAGCAATTCATTGATCGCATTAATCGTATAGGTAGAAGATGGAGAAGTATTGCCAGCAGCGATGTCAGCAGTTGCATCTTGAGAAAATAAAGGAACAATAATGTTCACTTGAATTCCAGCAAATTGGGCAATTGCATTCACGATATCAGCAGCGAGAGTCGGTCCGAGCAATCCACCTGAAAGATAAGCAAGAGCAGCAGGATCTGGAAGACCAGCAACTGCCGTTGAAGTAAAGTTAACCGCAGTAGAGGTTGAGAGAGCGGCTTCGAAAGCAGCAACAGAGTTTTTGATACGACCTGGCTGAACATCTGCGGTAGAAGCGATCCCAAGAGCAGTTACTTGATCTAAAGCAGAAGTAGGATTTGAATTTACTGAAGAATTGTAACTAGCCGAATAACCTGGTTGAGAATTAATGTAGGCCGCAAGTTGACCAATAGTGGTGAATTGATTTAATTCTATAGATAAATTTGCTCCAATTCCACCAGTTACAGTAGTAGTTAATGTAGTAGCATTAATGGTAACAGTTGCAGTTGTTCCTTCATAGCCCATAGAAAGAGCGATTACTGGAGAAATATTAAGAGTCTCATTAAGACCAGTGCTAGAATTAACGATTTGAACTTCAACCGCTGGTTCATCCGAAGAAGTATAGAGACCTGAAGAAAATCCTAATGCAGCCAAATCACCTGGAGTCGAATCGATTAACTCAAACGATTTTCCGAATCCTTCGCTATAAGCAGCAGCATCGGCTGGAAGACTGATAGAAACAGTATTTGGAGCAGTTCCAGGAGCAGCAACTAAAGTTGTAGCCATTGCTGTGAAAGTAGCATTTAATGAAGTTACCAATGTCGCAACGTTAGTAATTGTTCCTGTAGGAGTAATTACTATGGAAGGACCACCATTTACCCGAACAGTAAAAGTAGCACCAGAAAGACCACTGTATGAAGTGATAGTATTTCCGGTAATGGTTGGAGCAACTTCAGCTTGAAGTGCGGTAGTGGTGTAACTATATTGATTTCCACCGGATCCATAGTTTGAAGCAACTAATGTCCCATAAGTAGAAGCAGAATGGGTCAACATGAAAGCAGATGCTTCACGACCTCTATTTGTTTTACAGATATAAATTGAAGATGGAGCACCGGTAATATCTGGATCATTGCTTGAAGCACATAAAGCTGCGAAACCATCAACGATTGGACCTGAACCATAAATACTTCTAACGGTATTTAAGGCAGAAGGACCAAAAAAGTTATTGGCTAATGTTGTAACGGTATAATCAGGACCCGCACTAGCTTCGCCCATGATGAGGACGACACCTGAGGTAGCCAAGCCAGATGCATTTGAAATCACCTGAGTGTTGGTATAGGCACCTGGGACATTTGTGTTTAACCACGGAGTAACAATTCTTTGTGACATTTTTAATATCTCCTATTACTTAATCTTTTTAAGCCCGAAGTGAGCTAAGCCATTAGCAAAACTTTCTGGCGTATCCATATTGATTGCTTTTAAATGTAGCCAAAGCGCTTTTTCAATAGATTTGGCTTTTTGATATTTGGATTTATTTGCGGCCCAAAAAATACGAAAAGCTTCTCTCTTTTGATCTTCATTTAAAACTTTTGGAGTTGGCTTATAAAGCGAAGTTCTCCATTGACGGGCTTCTTCTAAGCTCATTTCGTCTGATTTAAATTCTTGTTGTTTCTTTTCCTTAGCCATCTTATTATCCTGGTAACTTTGGTTTTGACATTTGATGAATTTGATTCAAAGTAGCTTCATGAATACTTTTAGCGCCTTGTTTTGCTTCTGCCGCACCTTTAGGAGTAGAAAATTGTGCATTGCGAACCATATTTCCGGCTTCGCTCATTCCGCCACTACGACCGTTATTTCCGGTTTGATTAATACCAGTTTGATTTTGATTGCTTTCAGTTGTTGCGCGAACATTACCGGTTTTTCCACTCATTTTAGAAGCATCTTCACTGAGTACGCCTTTACGAGCTTCTTCACTTTTATCCATCTCTTTAGACTTTTGACCTTTTTTGTGCTCCATGCGTCCCATAAACTTAGCCAGCTTAATGTGACCTCTCATTTGTGGCTCTGCATGTGCTGGATCTGAATTCTTCTCTTCATGTTCCTGAACATCTTGCTCTACTTTTTCACCAAGGTCCGCATCTGCTTTTGCATCAGGATTTTGCCCTTGTTCATCGGATTTATTCATTTTTGCTTTAATAGCGCCATCGATTTTGTCGGCACTCTCTTCAGAATAGCCTTCACGTTTCAATTTGGAATGAATTTTAGCCCAATCCCCTTTAGCTAGGCTAGAGGATTTATAGAGTTCTTCGGCTTTTTTAAGAACTAAAA